GTTACTTTGGCCTCAACATCAGTAGGGTTATAACCTTTTACTAATTTTTCTTCTCTTAATTTTTTAAGTTTTCCCGATTTTTCATCAATCATATCGGTTGTGATTTTTGCAATAAAATACTTTTCGTCCATGTTATAAATTTTTTTAATTTCCTAAATAATCGGTTAATTTTCTCATTAAGTCAAGTGATTTGTTACCATTTTCACCAACATTTCTTTCTACCGACATTTTTTTCTCTTCTTCCAAGTTCTCGTCAAAGTTAAATCTATCTTCAGGATTTTGGAATAAGTATGCTCCAGGTGTTGATGGTGATGATACTAAGTCAAAACAGATTAATTCAAAATCTTCTTGTACTTCATTCTGTTCACCAACTTTTTTAAGGGAACCCACCCCTCTTGAAGAAATCCCTAAGGTAACACCTTGTCTTAGGTAGTTAGCCGCCAAATCTCCTTTAGTTGATACAATACCTCTTTCGTGGAATCCTGGTGAAGTGAGTAATTGTATCTTACCCATTAATATAGGTCCTTCCCACCATATTTCATTTATTGCGTGAGATACTCTATCTAAGTCAATTAATGATGATTCAGGATGATTTAACTCTGAAAGAGCTGTACCTTTTTCTATCATTTTTTTATAGTTTTCCGCTTCTCTTTTTAAAATACGTTCAGGATATATTCTACCATTTCTATTTGGGGTGTTATATTTTTGTAATACCGCATAAAATTCAAATGGTTTAGAATGGTCTAACATATTACCTTTAGATTCTCTAATTAACTTTTCGTTACGATTGTCATTTGGATTAATATATCCCGCATCGTATTCAACAAGAATTGATTTTTTATTCAACTCGTTATTAATATTAATTTTTAAATTATCCATTTTTTTACCACAAATTTTCATTTATAACCACCAAAGGTTTTATATAAATATTAAACATTCTCTAATTGTAGCATCTCATCGTTTGTTTTGATTTTTTTAGTTAGATAAAAGTTAAAGTAATTGTTACCTATAAAGTTTTCGTAAAAAATTCTAGTAGTAATATCTTTAAGAGACTCTTTAATTTCTTTTGATTTAAAGTCATGTCCTTCATGATTCAAAAAGAAATTAATTTCTAAATTCATAAAAGATTTTTTACCTTGATTTAGTCCGCTGGACCTTAAATCTAAATCCACTATAAATTTATCATCAAATAACTCTTTATCTAAGGATTCGTAGATTGAATGTTTTATGGCTCTGTTCATATTAAGAACTGTCCGTGACCAATTTTGACACTCTGTGGTCGGTTCCACCCATGTTTGGATGTTAAGATAGAGTGACTTAAAATTCATCGAATCAACTGTTCCATATATTATTTTGGCGGTGTTGAATCCGTGAATATGTGAGGTTTTCCCCTTTTTCATTAAATTTCATAATTTTTAAGTTTATTGTTTTTAGAAAAATAGGTATATTTACAGCAATAGTCAAAATAAATATAAACTCAAAAAAATATGTTAATAGTAAAAGTAGGAAAGAATGTAACTCTTGAAAAAGCGTTAAAAATTTACAAAAGTAAAGTTATAAAGACAAGACAAAGTAGAGAATTAAACGAGAGAAAAGAATTCCAAAAAAAATCCGTTAAAAGGAGAAATGAAATTTCAAAAGCAAAATACGTACAAAAAAAATATAAATCAAACAATGATTAAAGATTCTCATTCAAACTTTTAAGTTTGAAATAAGTTAACTTGTCGTATTTTTCTGATATTACTTTATCAAGAGTTTCATCAATTCTTATTTGAGTTGACTTGTCCTTATTATTATTTTTCATTTCAGTTAATTTATTCACAACACTTTCTTTAACATTATCAAATTTTTGATTTAAAGTAACATCATCTTCAGATAAAAATTTTGTTAATTCTTTTTTATCTGACTCACTTAATGACTCAATAAAATTTGAGATTGTTTTATTTGCAATGTTTACCATAGAGGTTAACGGAATTTGAACGGTGTCTGTTTTCTTGATAGGTAATTTCTTAATAGTTTCAGAAATAAGTTTTTTACTTGTTATTCTTGATTCAATTGTTAAAATATCTCTTGAGAATAAATTATCAATATTATTATACTGATTAACAACTTTAGAATTTTTAACCCATAACTTTAGTGGGGTAATATCCGACTCTTGTATTTTATTAACGGTATTTTCATAAATGGTAATACATTCATTCACATAATCGTCAACAATAGATTCTGCCAATCCTTTATTAGAAGATAAATCATCATACAAATAAAAAAGTTTGCGTATCTTTTTATTTTCTAAAACTAACTTTTTAAATTTTTTGAATTCTTCTTTAAATGTGTCATTTTTATATGACTCTAATAACACATCTTCAATCTTTGATTTAATTATTCCAAAATTTGTCATCTCTTTTTATTTATAAATATCAATCTTTTAGAATTTTGTTTAATTCTTTCTCTATTTCACCTAAAGAATTTCTCGCTTTAGATAAATCAATAAATGAATCTGACTCTGTTAAGTTATCACTTTCTAATAAAATTGATAAATTATCACGTTTAAATGACTCAGGTGTTATCCCCGCGTCACCACCTATTTCAGGACCTGGAGGTGGTGGTGGTGCTCCTCCGCCAGTATCTTCAGGACCTCCTAATCCTCCTAAAGGTGGTGGGGTCGCTCCCACAGTTTGGGTTGCGCCTGATTTAACACCATATAATTTGTCAATATTATCAAATACTCCTGTATGGTTGATAATAGTTGCGGTATTAGTTAATTCTGCCCCAACGGCTTTCTCAACACGTTGTTGTTGCAAATCTAATTTAATTTCTTCATCCGAGAATCCTAGTACATGTTTCTTAGCCCAAGTCACTGACACTGGTGCAATACCCTCGATTGCCGTTACAGCATCTTTGTATAATAAAACTTTTTCTTTCCAAACATCAATTTTTAATAAATCGGCTTGTGTTGATGGATTAGTTAATCCTAAGGTAAAGTTTGATAATTCATCTTCAAAACCTAATAAGAATAAATGTATGATGGCGATTTTATTCATTTCTGCAATCATAGATTTTTGAATTCTATTAATTGTTCTTGCAAAACGGATGTCTTGTAATGATAAATTCTTACCATCACCAACCACTTCCTCAAACCCTAAAAACGCCTTAGGTACCCGAAGTGCGGTTAATAATTTCTTTTGGATGTATTCAATATCGGCAATCTCAGAAAGGTTCTGAGCTCCAGGTAAAGTATCAATTGGATTTGGCGCCGCTTGGTCACGAACAGGAATAAAATAATCTTGGTCAACCGCCATTTGGTTAAATCTCATATCAACATTACCTGATTGACTATCAACCACCTGACTACGTTTAAATTTGTTTGCAACACGTTGTACATATGCCTCAACATCTTTATCGTCCATGTTACCAACAAAAACTTTAAATACACGTCTTTCAGGTGCTCTTGAAGTCCGATAGATTAACATTGCGTCTTCCGACAATAATAATTGTTTCCAAATACGTCTTGCTTTTTCTAACATAGAAGTACCATAAGGTAATTTTCTATCATCACCTAATAATCTAAAGTGAGCAATTTCCCATGAATTAAATTCCATGTCTTTAGCCTTCCACTTAAATCTTAAACCTTTGTTTTCTACGGGTTCCTCAACGTTTGCAGATTTTGCCGCCATACCTCTTTCAAGTCGTTCAATCTCAATATTTGGTAATTGCATACAACCAACAATACCTTTCTCGGCATCTAATTTTAAATAAACAAAATTATCACCGTATTTTGCGGTATTTCTTGTCCACATTGGTAAATTAGTATTGATGTCTAAAACATTATTAAATAAATCAATTAAGATTGATTTAATACGTTTAGATTCTGAATAAATTTGTAACATGTATCCATTTTGGTCAACAGTTGTTGATTCTTCACCGTAGATATCTAAAGCCGCCGAAATTTCGGGAGTATATTCCATAGATTCGTAATCATAAAATGATGCTAATCTTGTTGGTTCATAATAAACCGCTTGAGTATATAAGTTACTCTCAATTTTTGTCCATTGATTGGCTAAGTAAAACGTTTGTTGAGCTTGTAGTTTTTCTCTTTCGTATTCCTGTTTTGATGATGTTTTTAATAATTCAGTCTTGTCTAAATTATATGTTGGATAATCTTGATTTAACAGGGCGTTAGGCCCAAAAGCTTGGGATAACCTCTGCCAAACTGTAAATTGATTATTTTGATTATTTTCCATGTAATAAATTTAATTCTAATTATCTATAATTAAATAGTTAATTTTGATTACCTTTTTTTCTGTTAGGGTCACCTTTTTGTTGGTTTATTTTATTATCACCACCAGGTTTAACATTACTAATACCCTGACCAGGCACGTTTAATTTACTGCCATTAAGCTTATTCCCCGATTTTTTTCTAGAAGTTAATCCCATGTGATGTTTTATTAATAAATATTATCTAACACCAAATAACCAACCATACTTTTGATAATCTTCTCTAGACATGTTCTGACTGTTATACTGATTAATTCTTTCAGACATGTGCGGTATAACAGGATTAAATTCTAATTTTTTTGATGTTTGGTCATTATTATTAACCGCCCAAGCCTCAATCATCGCTTTAGTGTGCTCAACAACCTTAGTCAAATTACTAAATGAAGACTCGGCAACGTAAGTTGCCATAGCCACCGACATAATTAAATCGTCATGATGTCCTTTTTGGTGGTCAGGACGGCCATTAATGTAGATGAACGTATTCATTTCATTAAAAAGTCTTGAACTATAAATTTTAAATCCATGTCTCATCCCCTCTTCAAATGACGAGATAATTTGAACCCTTTTATTGTTAAAGTTAATCCCTGGTATTTTTTCATGTGCCTTGGCATCGTACTTCCACTTATTAGCAGTATCGACACCATCAACATATAAGTCTTTGTAACCCATTTCCTGTAATTTTCTTGATGTGGAAACACCCATACCGCCAGTAATATCAATTACAATAAAACATGAATACATGTTGGCCCATTTATAACAAATTTCCGCCATAGTATCTGGTGGTAATTTACCAACATATTCTGCAACCTGTTCTCTCTCATCAAAATCAATAATTTGAAAGGAGCTAAAATCTTCACTATCTCCACGAGATACGTCAACCCCCATAATGTATTTATGGCCAACAACAGGTTCTTTCCAAATCCATAAAGCATTACCCATCATTTTATTCTTGGGTTCTGTAATAGAATTTTCTCTAATAGTTTGTAACATTTTAGAATCAAATACGTTATCACCTGAACCTAAGAAGTTACATTCCAACTCCTGAGATACTTTACGTTTATCATATTTTAATTTCTTAACCATCGCCTCAAACCAAGAAGAACAAGGTTTATAACCTTGGTCCATTAATTTTTTTAGTTCACTATAATCTCTTTCGGACGCTGGTATATGTGACCAACTAAGTATATCTTTTTCACTATACTCTTCTTTATTTAAAAGATAGTGAATCATATCCTCGGTTTTAACTAAATATAAATCTTTTGTATAACGAGGGTCACGAAACCAATACATTTCAGTAATCCTAAAGTCATTCATGTTTCTTAATGCTTGGTCGTATATTTCATAATAAATTCGGTCATAACCATTTGGCGTTGAGACTACAATTACTTTACCTCCTGTAGATAGGGACGCCATACAAGCCGCCCAAAAATCACTGTCGGCCTCGATAAACGCCGCCTCATCAAATACAAGTATTGTAGGAGTAAATCCACGTAAGGCATCTTTAGATGTTGCAACGGCTTTAACCTCACTACCGTTATTTAATTTATAATGTTTTTGTGAGTTTTTTTCAACTGCAAAGTCAACCCCAACCCAACTTGGCCATTGACCAACAAAGGCTCTAATCTTGTTCGCCATTTCTAATGACGTATCAAGTTTATTAGCAATTATAAGAACTTTTTCGGGTTTATTTTTTTTAGCAAAAGAAAGTTTCATCGAAGCCCAAGCTGCGGTAACTGTAGATACTCCCGCTTGTCGATATTTTAGGGCGATGTTTTCGTTATAATTCTCGTAATCTTCAAGTAATGATGCTTGGTCAGGAAATAATTCTAATGGTACGTATTTAGAAACTGTATTGTCGTAGGTTTGTAGATAAGTTCTTAACGCGTATTTTACATCCTTATGACATTTTACGTACTCTATTAGTACCTGTTCTTTGGATAAATTTAACATGTTTCATTATTTTGGTCTCGATAATCCTAGTCCATTTAAGAAATCATCAAATCCTTCATCGTCATCTTCATCGTCACCGCCACTCAACGCTTCTTCCGCGTCATATTCTTTCAATTCAGTAACAATTTCATTAACCATCCTCTGAATAAATTGAGTTCCTTGTGGGTCACCTGAAAGTATAAGTTTAGCAACTCTAAAAAATTCTTCAGCATTTAATTTAGAAAATCTCATAAATAAGTAATGTTGGATGTGTTTCATGTCTTCATCAAACAATTCGATTGGATAAGCTTGTAAGAATTTTTCCCAAAAAATTGGACCTAATCGAGAATCCCAAATTTCTGCCGGTAAAGTATCTTCAGCACTCATAATCATTTCTTGTTGTTTTGGGTCATCAGGTAAACCGTGAGTACCAAATATTTCGTAAATACCTTTAACTAATTCATGAATTAAAAGCGGGAACGTCATTGCTCTTGCTTTAACTGTTGGTGGGTCAGTTTCGGTGTCAACTTCTGATTGTCCCATTTGACCACCACCGCCACCAGCCATTCCTTCCATATCAGGGAATAACCAATATGCGTGTTCCATTAAAGATTGTGACACGGTGTATAAATTCATTAATCTAGGGTCAATATCATTAAGTTCTCTTGAAACTAAATTAAACATGTGACCGCCTTTAAACGCAGCACCTTGAATAAGTGAGTTAATAAATCTTCTTTTAGCTCTTTCTAAATCAAATGTTTCGGCGTCACCCATAAACTCTTCGATTTCTTCTTCGCTAGGCATTTCAGGTTCTTCTTTCATTCCTTCTGCCGCACCCATAGGTCTCATAACTAATTTAGCGTCAAACTGCATTGCTCCTTCAGGAATACCCATCTCTTTAATAACTAAATCAACTGCAAGTTGTTCTAAAACTTCTTTGTTTTCCATTTGAATTGATACAACTGTTTGTAACGATTGCATCGCAGTCATCATTAGATTATTTAATGGATTGCCCCCTTGGATTACTCTGGTGTCACCCATGGCTCTTCTAACTTTATCTACAGAATCTTTAAATCTTTTTGATGATATTAATTCAATATAATCCTTATCCATCTTAGGGATTGCAGGAAAGTTATTGTAAGGAGTCTCTTTTGACGTAATTTTTCTTTCAATACCAGGTTCCATTCTTTCAGGCCCTTCATAATCAATAGGAGCTTCTTTTAAGTTATTTTTTAACTCACTTAAAAGACTACGTTCATTATTAGTTAACCCTTCACTAACTAATTTTTTTTCTAAAAATTTTTTAACTTTTAGGTTTTTTTCTGTATTTGGATTTAGACTCATTTTCTTACTTTAATTTAATTCCTAATGATTTAAATGACAACCAACTTGGTACCTTTTGTTTAGCTTTAGGTGCAGGTTTAACTCCTGGTTTAGGTAGGTATGGTGTTCCAGGTTTTGATGGTCTTGTTGGGGTATCAACATCAGGTCTAACCCCTGGTATTGATGGTGCCGTTTTAGGGCCTTGTTCTTTAACTAAATTAAGGAATTCCCTTTTAGTCATTTTTGGGGTAATATGTTTTTCAACTAATTTCATAATTTTTTTTTCTATTTCATTTTCACCAAAGGTAACGCTTGGAGACATGGAATTCAACTTATTTTTTACACCACCCGCATATGCCGCAGAAACTTTATTAACTAAATTATTTAAACCACTTTCTTTCGCTTCTGTTTTTTTCTTTTCAGGTAATTTTTTAAAGTTTGTTTTGTCGGCAAATTCTTCGGCCATTTTACACCATTTCTTCTGTTCTTTTGTTTTACCATCACCACACTTAGCAAAGAAATATTTTTGTTGTTTTTTAGATTCAAATTTCTCTGCAAGATTTTTATATTCTTGTAATGAATCAGGGTCACCATCACCCGTAGGTCCTTTTTGAATAGGGTCCTGAGTATCACCTTTCATTAACCACTCCATTTCAGAATCAGTGTCTTCAGTCATCTCAGTCTCCATGGGAGTCGCTTTCATAGTACCATCAGGTTTCTTTTCAAACTTATATCCCTTCCCTGTTGGGTTATTTGGTAAATCGCCTCCTTGAGCCCCTATAGTAACAATTTCTTTAGCAGGTTCAGTAGTTTTAGTAACTTGTTCTTTATTTTCTTTTTTAGACTCATTAAGTCTGTTAAACAAAATATCCACTTGTGATTCACTTAATCTAGTGACAGTGGACGCTTTCAACCCGTGTTGTATTAATCTTAATTGTTTTTGGTTAGTTTTCATAGACAACCTTTTTTTCAAATTCTAAAACGATATCACGTTCATATAATTTATCTTTGACAGTGGTCTCTTCGTCACCGAATCTAAACACTAATCTTTTTTGACGGTCAAAATCAACCTCGTCACTCTCATTCTCCCAAGCTAAAGCAATTACACCATCTATAGAATCCAACATTGAGAAGTTATCAGAATTTTGGATTACTGATAATGTAACTTGGTCATTTTTTAGAGTCCCTACTTTTCGTATGAATTCTAAATCAGGTGGTAGTGGGTAACCGTTAGACGGTTTTGATTCCCAGTTTTCCCCCCATATATTTTCTAAATTATCAGAAAATATAAATTCATATATGTTATCACCCTTATAATTAGGTCCTAATTCATTAACATATATCAAATAAATCATTATAGTATCTGACCTTTAACAGTAACTCGAAATTGTTTATTGTTCATTTCAAACACTAAATTTTTGTGGTTTGTTTTTCCAACAAGTTTTGCGTTAGGATATTTGGACACTAACTTAGTTGATGCAACTTCTTGAGAAATACTTTCAGAAACAGTTTTAATTTTACTAATAGTTTTTAATTTATTTTCTTTAATTAAATTCTTTTCGTTTTCCTCAACTTTAAAGTATTTTTTTAATATATTATCAATTTTAGATTCGGTAAAAAGTCCTTCGATAACATCTTCCATGTGTTTACCATGTTTTGGATTAACACCTTTAATTTTTGAGTGATGGTTATGTCCTTCACCAACTTCTTCATATCCACCTTCACCATATAAATTATCATCAAATTCTTGGCCGTCCATATCAAAATCACTTTCAGACATTTCACCAGTAGGTTCTTCAATACCTATTTCTTCACCGTCAGGTTCTTCCATATCCATTTCTTCACCACCAAATTCTTCATCATTTTCAACACCTTCAAGTTTATTTAAGATATCTTCTTTATCTTCTTCGTCTAAAGATTCTAAATTTAATGCCGATAATATAGAATTAACAACATATTTAATGTCTTTAGAGGTCATTGGTTCTTCATCTTCTTGAGAGTCTTGGAAAGCCCTTAATTTCTGAGCTAATTTACCTGTCAATTTTTGAATAACTTTTAATGTTATAACTTCATCCTCTTCAGGTTGTTCCATTTCTTCACCTTCAGGGTCTTCCATACCTAAATCATCTTCCATACCTAAGTCATCTGTTGGTGCGGGTGCAGGTGCGGGTGCAGGTGCGGGAGCAGGTGCAGGTACGGGAGCAGGTGCGGGAGCAGGTGCCGCTTGTTCCTTAGTTTCCCCCATTTTTAAAATGTATTTTGTTGCCGCTTTTTCATCTACATCACTCTCACCAAATAATGAAACATTTGATTCATACCCTTCGTTAACATTAACCTCTTTGGCAATTAAGTTAAGACGTTTGAATGCTTGTGAATAAGAAGAATAGTATTTTCTATTTTTCATTGGTTCTAAGTAATCATTTTTACCCGCAGATTCTGCTAGTGTTTTTTTAATCACATATCCGTTTTTTTCTTTAACAATTTGATAATTGTTTCCGTCAGATAAAGTCTTTATATATTCGATTGATTTATCTTCATTTACAGGTGTCGGCATATTTTCATTATATCTAGAAATCTCAATGATACGGTTGATTTTGTCCATACCTTGTAATTTTTCACTTCCGATTGGTTTTAAGTTTCCCATTATTTTGTTTTTTTTAAAATTAATTTATATTATAAATATATTCAGAATCAAAAATGTTATCGTTCTAACATAATTCAGTCATTTATTTAAATCCTAATGCCGCCAATAATGGGGTTAACCAACTATTAACTTCTTCATTATTTCCTTTATTATCTTTAGTAATGACCGTATTTTCTTCACTACCTTTGGTAATTACAGGATTCTCGGAATTTGTTTTATCGTCATTACTATCAACATTATAGTCAGTACTTGTTTTATTAGTAAAAATTTTTCCAGAATTTTTTAATAAACTTCTTATATGTTCACCATAAGGTAAACCTATGTGTACATGAGTCATTGTGTCATGACCAATCCATTCAGAAATAACCCCAATGTAATCACCAACTTTAATAGTATCACCAATTTTTAGTTTTACATTTTTAACGTGAGTGTAAAAAATATTGGGAAATCCCTCAGCACCTTTAATTGATACTTGTGTCCCAAAAATTTTTCCAGAATTTTTTCCTGTATCTCTAATGTTAGTAACAGTACCGTTAGTATATGAATTAACAACTGTATTGGGAGGTGCGAAAATATCCCAAGCGTTATCTGATTGCCAATTACCTAATTTTCTACTACCGTGATTTTTTGGCCCGTTTTCTAAATCAGTTTTAAAATTACCTCCGATATTGGTGGATGATTCCTTCAGGGATAATTTTTTATCAATATAATTATCTTCATATTGATATAACTTTTCAATATACCCATTTCTTCTTAGTACTTTGAAAACTAAATTTTCATCCGAATATTCACCACCCTCTTCTAACCCACAAGTTCTATACTTTTTAAGTTTTTTCTTGTATTTGTCAATTATTTGTTTAGCCTCGTCAATAGACTCATCTTTAACATTTTCAATAACCCCATCAATAATATCCATCCATTGTTTTGATTTGTTTTTAATCAATTCAAGGTCAATTTTAATATTTTCTTTTTTAGGTTTGTTTTCCCATTTATCAAATAAAACCGAGTACACCCCACTACTAAAGTGAGCCTCAATTTCATTTTGAACATATAACTCAACTTCATATCCGTAGATGCTGATATCGTGTTTGTCGTTATATATGGTTTTTTTTAATTGAAATAATTCTTCGTATAAAGGTAATTCAGTTTTAGAGAACTGATTGAAGTCGACTAAAATGTGTAAATCAACATCTGAAAATTTTGACCAATTATAGTTTGATAATGACCCAGTCATTATAACATCTGATACAACAATATCTACTTTTAAAAACTCTATAAACTCATAAGCAATCTGAAGTAGACGTGACCTAACTTTAGGTGACATTTTTTTTAAAGAATCATCCCAAATTTTAGGGTTTAATTCCTCTTGCACCTGAAAACTAGTTAATATACTTTTTAAATCGCCCATTAATAATAAATAGTCGAATATTGATAATAATTAAAGTTTAGTATATTTGAATTTTTTAGAAATTTCTGTGTTAAAAAATTTACCTTGTGATTCATTCATTCTAAATCTTGTGTAAACCTCATGAGGCACCGCATCATATTGGTATTTCATACCGTTTTTAAATTCCACCACCATTAATTTGGTTTCGGTGTCGTACTCAGTTTTTACTAAGTTACTTGAGTCAATCTCATTAATAATCTTCGTCCCGATTATCTCTTCTTTTTTTACTGCCATTTTGTAAAGGTGTTTCTGAATCTATTATTTGTAATTTACCTCTAAGATAATGAACAAACTCATTGTGGTCAATATCAGGAAAAAAACTTTTTAATTCTTGGAATAATTTTGAATGTAAACTGCTAAACTTTTGAAAGTTCCTCATAATATCTTGAGGGTAGTATGGTGGGTTTTCTAAATCTTTTTCTGACCATCCTTCTCTTTGAAAGGCCTGTCTAAGATTCTTATAGGTTTCTATAAGTTCTTTGTCGGCACCAAGAGTCTCAATATATTTGGTATAGTGTTTTATCATATTCATAAATATAACCAAAAATTAAATTTTTTAATTTAGATATTTTTCTTACCTTTGTTCCTGTAGTTGAAAATACAAAATTAATCCTTATAATTAACTAAAAACAAAATATGATAGAATCTGTGGACAACGGGGGAAAGAATAACCCACCTAAATCAATATCTGACTCTTCAACACCTGTGTTGGATAACTTCAGTAGAGATTTAATTAAATTAGCCGAACAAGGTAAATTAGACCCTGTTGTTGGTAGAGAGAGAGAAATTACGAGGATTGCCCAAATTCTTTCTCGTAGAAAGAAAAACAACCCTATTATTATTGGTGAACCTGGTTGTGGTAAAACCGCAATTGTGGAAGGATTGGCAATTAAAATTTTTAACGGCGAATGTCCAAGAAATTTAATGGATAAAAGAATTGTATCGTTAGATATGACTTCAATAGTTGCGGGCACAAAATATCGTGGTCAGTTTGAGGAACGTATGAAAGTAATTATTGAGGAATTACAAAACGCCCCAAATATCATTGTGTTTATTGATGAGATTCACACTATAGTTGGGGCGGGTAATTCATCAGGTTCTTTAGATGCGTCAAATATCTTTAAACCAGCACTTGCTCGTGGAGAAATTCAATGTGTTGGTGCTACAACTCTTGATGAGTATCGTAAAAACTTTGAGAAGGATGGAGCGTTAGAAAGACGTTTCCAAAAAGTTATTGTTGACGCTTCAACAAAAGAAGAAACATTAGAGATTCTTAAAAATGTTAAAGATAAGTACGAAACATTCCATAAGGTATCCTATACTGATGAAGTACTTTCTGTATGCGTTGATTTGGCCGCAAGATATATCACGGATAGAGAGTTCCCTGATAAAGCATTTGATATTATTGATGAGGTTGGTGCAAGATGTCAGGTTGAAATTAAAATGCCTGAGATTATTGAAAAATTAAAACAAGCCGCCACAGATGTTAAAATTGAAAAACTTGATGTTGTTAAAAAACAAAATTACGAAGAAGCTGCAAATTTACGTGATAAAGAAAAACGTATTCTTAATAAATTAGATGTTGAGAAGAAAAAATTTGAAGATGAACTTTTAGTTAAGAAGAAAGAAGTTTCTATTGAATTGGTTTATGAGGTTGTTTCAAATATGACCAAAATCCCTATCAGTAAACTAAATGCGGATGAAACCAAATTATTGTCTGAAATGGAGGCAAACTTATCTGATAAAGTTATTGGGCAATCTGAGGCGGTTATGAAAATTGCTAAGTCAATCAGACGAAACAGATTAGGTATCAAAGACCCTAATAAACCAATTGGTTCATTTATTTTTCTTGGTTCAACAGGTGTGGGTAAAACCTACTTAGCAAAACAATTAGCAAAACAAATGTTTGGTAGTCAGGAAAATATGATTCGTGTAGATATGTCTGAATATCAAGAAAAACATAGTATCTCAAGATTAATTGGAGCACCTCCAGGATATGTTGGTTATGATGAAGGAGGACAATTAACCGAACAAGTTAAAAACAAACCTTACTCAGTAATTTTGTTTGATGAGATTGAAAAAGCAAACAAAGACATATTCTCAACATTATTACAAGTGTTGGATGACGGTCATCTAACTGATGGTATGGGAAGAAAGATTAATTTCAAAAACTGTATTATTATTATGACATCAAATGTTGGGGTTAAGAAACTACAAGATTTTGGTGCTGGAGTAGGGTTTAAAACTAGCTCAAGTTCTTACGTTGAAGAAGAACAAAAAAGAGAAGTTTTGAAGAAAGAGCTTAAGAAGTTTTTTGCCCCTGAATTTTTAAACCGTATTGATGAAGTCATTATTTTTAATTCATTAGTGAAAGAAGATGTTAAAAAAATTGTTAAACTTGAGTTGAGTGTCTTATCAGAAAGATTAACGGGTCTTAAATATAATATAATATTTGATGACTCACTTGTTGATATGATTTCTGAGGTTGGGTTTGATGACATGTATGGGGCTCGTCCATTGAAAAGGGCTATTCAAGATAAAATTGAAGACTTTATATCGGAAGAAGTTCTTAAAAGTAACATTCAAGAAAACACTAAATACACGTTAATTAGTGAAAATGGGGATGTTAAATTTAAAGAAGTGAAGAAAGTTACAAGAAAAAGAAAAGGGGTTGAATAACCCCTTTTTTTATGTTCATTAATAAGTAAAAAATAACCCCACATTATACGTTTTGAATTTGAGATTCAAATAGTAAAATAGAGCTCATAATGATTAACTTTATAGCTCAATTTTAATTAAAAATGAGCTTAAAACAAACATTAGATGAGCTTAAAATTAATGACTTAGGGGTTTTTTTAGTCAAATAAATAACTGTATCGTGGTTTTGATTTGAATGGGTATTTTACGTTACCCAATTTTTCAATTAATTCTTTACCCGTTTTAATTCCGTTATAAACATCCTCAATAACCACATATTCTTCTCTTGTGTGGTAATCATAGTACCCAATTGAGAAGTTAATACATGAGAAGTCGAATGTATTCTTCAATGCGTAAACATCGGTATATGGGTGAGACTGATATTTTCTGTCAGGATTAAATGTTTCGGTTAATACCTCATCACACGATTTAAAAAACTCGGTGTCTCTACCAAATAACTGAACACCCATACAGAACTCACTAACCATCCAATTCTCAGGTGCATCAAATTGAATTCCGTACCCTACGTTCTTGAAGAAATCTTTATCGGCTTGTTTTGAACCGTGACAACCTGTTTCTTCAGAAACAAAAAATGCGGCTTTAAGATTTGGTAATTCTTTTAATAATTCTAAACATGCATAAACGCCACATTTATCATCACCACCAATTCCTGTTGATTGTCCTAAATCGTTGAACGCTTTTAAAGATGGTTTAATTACTCCCTGAGCGTTAGGTAATTCCATTTCTTTGACGTTTATAACATCTAATTGATGTACGGTGTCAGTATGGGCAATAACACACGGGAAAAAGAAATCTTTAGTAATATCCTGAGATGTTTTAGTTGCGTAAATGTTTCGGTGTTTGTCAACTTGAAATGGTATTTGGTTTTCAGTTAACCAATTAACTAAAAACTCAATCATTCGGTCTTCCTTATATGTCTTTGTTGGGACCGACAAAACGTCCTTTAGTAATTGATAGTTTCTCTCCATAGGCCAAAGATAAGTAAATTACTTGACTTTGACAAATTTATTTTCAAATAATTCCGATTGATGTAAAAGTTGGTCAAAGTCTTCAAAATCATAACTTCTTTTTTCTCCACGATACCCACCTTTTAATGAAACCACAACATGGACTTTATTTGTTTTTGGGTCCATTTTAACTATTTTAAAATTTCTTGATTCGTCTTTGGGTAATTTGTAATTAGTTTCCATATCGTACTTACTTAAAATTTTTGACGCATTATCTGAGAATTTTTTAATATCTTCAAATTCGTCAGAGTCTTCAAGTTTAGTAAACATATTATCTAATTGCCAACCACAAGTACGATTAAATGATTCATCATCAAAATCAATACAATCTTGTTCATAAGAATATTCTTCCCATCCACCAATATTGCCTGATTTATGTCCAATATCACTTAAAACCTCACTAACCGTTAAATGTCTTTCGCCCGTCATTGAATATAAAGATAATAACACAGATACTGTCGTCACATAACTATAAAAACAATTTCCCATATTGAATATTCCATAATTTTGGAAAAAATTACAACAGTCGTCTTCCATCATCTTACGGGCACCTCGTTCTTTACAGTTATTTCTTTCTGACAACCAATCAGACATAATTTCCTGAGATTCACGTTCAAATGTTGTTAATAATAAAATAGACGATTTTTCCCATTCTTCATCATTTCGTAATTGTGAAAGTTCTGGTGATAGTATTTTTAAAATTTCTTTTAATTTAATTAGGTTTTCATCATTTAATTCACGTAATAAATAACCTCTTCTCCAATCCTCATCAACAAAATCTCCACTTTCAAAATCGTAGGACTCATAATTAGAATATACGTAATTTGCAAACCAAATATCTCCATCAGATAGGTCAAATAATTTCCAATAATCCTCATAATTGTCAAATTTTAATTTAACTCTACTCTTACCCGGTGTTTGTTCATTAAATTTGATGTCATATACGATTGGGTCAAAGTTATTAGCGTCCCAGTTATTTACCTTTTGACCATTTTTAATTTTCAATAACAAATCATATATTTCACTATTTCCTCTAATATCTTGGACATAGGGTTTTAAGTACGGATACTTAAATGTGATGTTATCGTAACTTTCAAGTTTTAATTCAATACCTGAATAGTATTCAAGTTCACCGTCTGTAGGTTTGTATAGTGTATATATATATTCAGGACCAGGATTAAATTTACTTACGGCAAAAAATAATTCACCATGACTAAAATCTCGGTCATATAATTCAGTAACTTTTGGAGGTCCGTAATATGTGGCCGCGTTCTTGTTGAACACCTGTACAAATACAACATACTCGTTTTCAAATATTATTTTAGCATTTTTTGAATCTTTCACAAATATTTATTTACATATAAATATAAAATAGTTTGGTAATTAATAAGACTTTACTATCTTTGTACAAGAAATAAGTTTTTTGAAATATGGGGGTAACTTGGAATTGACTGGCATTGTTAGTTATTCGGGGCACGCAGTGAGATGTATCCTTTCACTTAAATCTACGGATGTAAACAGTAAACGGAAACGTTTTAAACAAAATGGCGACAATCGGATTAATCCGTGAAGACGCTGCGGTAGTTGCCTAACATATAGGAAACAACCATACGGGTCGGTGGACATACAACCTAGGAACAGAAGTCTTTACAAGGGTGGAAAAATGACTGAACCCAAAATTGAGTCATCCATTGGTTGTTAGTTTACGATGGTGAAGAACGAACTAACTATTTTTGGAACATTAGAAAATGTTATCCTAAGCGTGTAGTCCTTAATAGGTAAGGTGTACAACACGAGGGTTCGAACCCCTCTACCTCCACTAATTAAACCTCATCTTAAAAAGGTGGGGTTTTTTTATACACATAAATTAAATTACAAAACTTTTTTTAAAATAAAAAAACCCCAAGATTATTGAGGTTTGATTAAAAATCGTATTCTATATATTGGGTAATTTTAAAAAGGGCTGAGAATACACCGTTTTGTGAGAATCTTTAGAAGGATTATTGTTTCCCTTCATTTCCACCATCTTTTGAATGGTAATCCTCATCGCCGATTGGTTAGACCAATCACTTCTTAAGGTTTTAACTACTCTATTACTACTCTACTCTCCTCAATCTTGCGAACTGACTTAGGATTCGACTCCTTAGAGGTTTTTGGTAACAATATACGTTGACTTGCGGTCTCGGTATGCCATGAACAACTCATGACTATGTAGGCGACTTTCATCAAAACCTGACGAACACTTTTGCTTATAGTTATTTTAGTTTTACTTAAATTTAGTATAAGTTATGTGTTGTGGATGATTCCAAGTAGAGGTCCGTCTTAAGCCTCGTTGTCTTTTGAACAACAAGATACTTTTCTACTCGGTAGAGTGTCCCCACTCTCATATTTTAAGATTACTTCGTACCAAGACCTTGGTGGGTCTGTGGTAAGGATATTAGCGACACCACTCGTTCTCTATCTTACCTTCAGGTTTTATCCCTTCGGTTTTAAGTCACCTCTTATATTGGGACCCGCAATTGTGTATTCGGAGTACACTTCTCACTTGGCCCCTATGGGTTATTCTTATTGGTGTTCCCACCTCAAACTGACAATCCACATTGCCCGTTCAGTTTTCCATTTCCCTACGAAGTTATCCTCGGTACTACAGGCTCACTGATATCCCACTTGTATACTCGAGTTCGGTTACCCGAACCGCAAAACCATTAACACTTATGATTTCACTTTATCCCCCTTTCGAGGTTTATTTAACGACCATATACGGCCGATTATCTTTTATACAACACCGAAGTGTTGTAATGGATAATAATATTTCAAAGAACGTTTCGGACTCTTCCGATTTGTTTTACAAAGATAAGTAAAGTTTTTTGATTTACCAAATCTTTTTTTATTTTTTTTTTAAGATTTGTATCTGAATTGTTATCTATCTCTTTTGTTGTACAAAGATAAGTAAACTTTTTTGATTTACCAAATCTTTTTTTATTTTTTTTAAAGATTTGTATCTGAATCGTTATCTATCTCTTTTGTTTTACAAAGATAAGTAAACTTTTTCGATTCACCAAAATTTTTTTTAAAGAAAAAAAAACCCCCTAAAAAAGGGGGATTATTTAATTATTTATAATTTTTTTAATCTTATCTATTTGTTCGACAAGTCTTTTATTATTACCATAATCTTCTTTGAAAGCTTTCTTAATGTTTTTACCAACATCTTTTATGTTTTTACCGACACCTTTGGTAATATCATCGGCAATTGAAAATGGGGATAATAATGTATCTAAGAAAACATTACCAGACCCAACATTTTTATTTCCAATATCAAGTTTAGGGTTATCATCAAGTTTAGGGTCATCTTGTATTGGTTTATTTTTTTTAGGGTCTTCTTTTTTAGGGTCTTCTTTTTTAGGGTCTTCTTTTTTAGGACCAACACCTTTTAGATATGTTGATACGTCTAATTTTTTATCATCATTGTTTTTTATTGAGTAACTAATTCTATCGTCAGTGAAATGTCCAATAATTTGACCTTGTTTTATTCTATCGCCTGGTGAAACAAATGATTTACCAACATTACAAAATTCGGAATATATATCATCACCATTAAACTCATGTTTAATTTTAATAAAATTTTCACAAGAAGGTGTTCTGTCAAAAATAATAACACCGTCATAGGGATTTATTAATTTTGAATTTGGGTATGCAATTAAATCAACAGATTTTGACATCATAGATGATTTCATATTACCATACGGGGCTGGGTTAATAAATTTTTCCATTATAATAAATTTTTAATTCTTTTAATATTCTCAATCAATTTATTGGTTGGTTCCTCACCTTCTTTAAACCCTAAAGAACCTAACAATGGGCTTAAAAATTTTTGGATAACGTCGTTACTTTGTGATGAATCATTAGAATCATTAGTCAAATTATTAGTCGAATCATTAGTTGAGATAGAAGTTGAGTTAGAGGTTGAATCGTTAGTTGAATTAGACGTTGTTGAGATTGATTCATTACCAATATAAAATAAATGCCAAGGTTCTTTTTTTCTAAGTACCCCATCAACATTGTAAGTTACCTTAAACCCATATTTTTTACAATTATCCGCAACCCAATTTTTAACCCCTGAATTTGTATCCCACCAACTAGGTTCAGTACTAAATATGTCAAAGGCCTTTCCTGTGTGGTGTTGAGAAAAACCAGGAACTGTGTTATACTTTTGTGTGTCATCAACACCCCTATCTTTAGCTTTTTTTCCAAAATTATCTACTTGGTCATCATAACTTCTATAATCAGAAACAATACCGTCGGGAAACCGAATTTTAGGGTTTGCTTTTTTACAATCTTTTATTAATTTTTCAATACTTTTCTTAGCTTCGTTATTAATCCCTCCATTATCTGGTTGTATATTACCTTCTTGTTTAAATTCTTTATCAATATGTGATTGAGTAATGTTAATACCATACTTTGTTTTTAATTTATTTATCGAGGATTTAATTTTTTCAGGTAAGTTTTTAAAATTTGTAGATTGAGTATCACTCCCTGTAGACGTACCATTATCAGATTTTCTTGATACATGAACATGATGATGATGATTTGGGAATCCAAACCATAAAACGGCTTTATCGTTACCTCGTTCAGAATTTACTTTATACCCCATAGATTCTAGGGTTCTAACAAATTTTTCAATTTTATCGTAAATACCTTTTTTTTGAGCACTTTCTTTACTACCGTAACCTTTATTATCAAACATTGCCAAATCAACCGCCAAACCAAGCTCATGTCTAGTACCTTTTTTATGTCCTGAAACTGCGGTTGTTACACTAGCCATAACATTAGCGTTTTTAGCCGCTAAATTTACATCCATTAATAAAGATGGGTTTATTTTATCAGAGGCGGGATTACCGTGACCAATTTGTTTAAAATTAACATTACTATATTTTGAAGGTTGGACCGATTCGGGCTTCTCGTTAATATAACTTCTCATTTTAATAAATATAAAGAGATTTAGGTTTGTTAACCATTTAGGTGACCCATAAGAACTCCACCAATTGAAGTTGCGTGAACTTGTAAGTGATTTATCGACTCCATATCAAGTTTTGTTTTTCTTTTTGAAAAATCTAACCCTAAGGTCCCAATAAACTTATTATCAATTGTTTTTATTGAAAATAAATACCCTGATTTACATCCTGTATCTTCCGCAATATATTTTAAACCGTGAGTTGCAACAGATTCGTCTTTATAATCGTGAATTTCAATTACATCATTTTCTAGTAAATAATTGATAGACTTACTAAATAAATTAACAGGAATGTTTTGAAAATTTGATTGAATTGAATTTGTATTTTGGGAAACCGTCTCATAAATGACACTGAATTTTGCCATTGATTTACCTGTCGGGTAAAAGTGGCCTCCATTATGAAATTGTGTTATCCAAACTCTGTCCGCTTTAAATTCTTCTTTAATATGTTCAATTTTTGTTGTAATTAATTCACTAACTAGTAGTGTTTCTTTAACCATGTCAGGCATTTCTTTTTTTTTCTCTAATTTGTTCTTTGTATATAAAAGAATAATAGGACCTAATACGCCTGATATAAACGCAACAATAACTTCTGTGGACATAAATAATATATTTTTATAATAAATATTATGATAACCAAAAAAACACGATTTTAAGTCGTGTTTTATAGTTTTTTAAATTTATCGGTGGTTAAATTCCGTATAATACTTTCTTCGTATTCTTTTCTTCCATCACATTTATTTTTTTCTGTTGTACTCCAAAGGTTTTTTCCTCCGTTTTTTATATGACAGTTGTGGGGTTTATCCATTTTTTTGGAAAACTCCACAATCATGTCATTATGTTTATTCCTTATAACCCAAGGACATTCTTTACAAGCCATTATCCTACAACCGTATTTTAATCATATTCCAAAGTTAATTCTTTTTTTTCAAACCAAAAAGGTTTTTCTCTGTTTTTCCAAGCCGCTAAATTAGATTTAGCCCCTATGTAATAATTTCTGTAAGATTCTACAACAGAATCAACTTTAAACTCATCAGGCATCGCCTTAGCTGGGTCTGTAAATTCAATATCAGGGATGTTTGGTTTATTAATCAAACACCACTCAATTACATCTTGAGATTTATGTCGTTTACCGTATCGGTAAGTGTATTCTTTACTTAATTCCAAACCCAACTCACACAAATACAAATAATTTGATAATGACTCGCGACACCAAATAGAACATGGGTGGTTTTTATGTGATAACTTGTACGGTACTTGGCCGGTATCATGTATTGTATCATGTACGGTCATGTGATGAACACCACACAATAACTGAGCGGTTTCCAAAATCATTTTAACTACGTGTTTGTCAACATGATATTGAGCCGATAATGTAGGATTCTCGTCTAAAAAAAATATATTCATTACACATTATTTTTAATTAAGGTACAAAGATACTATTTTTTTATTAAAAAACAAAACTACCAAGGGTTCTGTTTATAATGGGAGAACTTTTTTCTGCCATAAATCAAAAAAATCAGGGTTTTTTATAATAATAGACCAAGTTTCAATTTCAAACTTTCTATTTAAATCATTTTCTATTCTAGCTGATGAAGGTAGTTTAATCATGGTTGATAAATCAGAACTTGATAATCTAATATTTGGCGTTAAAAATATTTGTCTCCACATATAAAGGTCGCTCCAAATATTTTTTGGTGCAGCCCTCCAACCAAATTTTAATTTTCGATATAAATCCATCGTATGGGAGGCACCAGTTAAACTAATTTTATTTTGTTTAGGTTTTAAATGATAATCAACCCATTTTTTTTCTTTTAAGTTAACCCTTAAAGAGTCTATACTTTTATCTGGATACACCAAAACAGGTAATGGGTGAGTAAAATCACTATCAACCAACATATTTTTCATTACTTCAACGTGTTTAGATAATAGAAGGTCATCATCCCCAAGATAAGTGACTATGTCTGATTTTGACTCAGAAATTACCCTATGTCTTGCAACTTCGTTTCTACTTAATCTTTTTGGTTCGTCTTCAAACCTAACCCTATTGTCAGTTTTAATTATATCACTAATAACGTCTCTTGTGTCATCAGTAACACCATCACCAATAATAACAATATCCAAATCATCAACAGTTTGATTTTGAGCACTTTCAACAGAATATTTAAGTGTTGTGGGGTGATTATGTGTTGGAATAATCACCATAACCGATGTTACCATCGAAAAGGAACTATTTCTATCGCCTCATCAGATTCATAAGGTAAATCAAGAGCGTCAGGTTTATGATAATTATACATCGAAGTTGGCATGTTAATAATATATGCCTCATCAGTCCCAATATTCTTCCATCCGTGATATAAATTTGGTGGGATAACTAACAATACAGGATTTCTTTCCGAAACTTTAAATTCATTAATAACACCATATGTTGGAGAATCTATTCTTCCATCATAAACTACGATTGAAACAAGACCTTTAACAACAAATAATCTGTCTGTACTATTTTGATGTAACCCCCAAGCACGGATTCTACCTATTTGAGTTGTTGTTACATGAGTGTGAACAATAGGGTCAGTAATTTCATCCCAATCTGTTCTGGCAATCTCACATAATGTTCCATCCTCATGAGGAACAGGTCGAATAAATTTTACTTTAACACCATCAATAATGGTTTGACTTAAAATTTTACTTTTAGTCACCGCTGATTGTTTTTGAATTAATTTATCTAACCCAAACACATTTATTTTATTTTCCATATTTTTAATTTTTTAAAAAAAAATAAACAATTTATGGTAAACATAAAGAAATAAATTATTTTAACTCTTGTACTTGTTTCATAATATCAGTAACTTCTTCTCGACTCAAGTACCCGATAACATCATTTGTTACAGGAGTATCGTAAGTTAAGTCACCATCTTTACCAAGAACCGCAATCTCAAACAAACCATTTTTACCTCCATATGAATGTGTGTGACATACAACAGACACACCGTATCCATTTTCAAACACCATTCTACACTTAACACCAATTCTGTGCGAATCTTCTTCAATTTTTTTAAACTCTAAATCTTCAAATTTTTTCATAATAGTTATTTTTTTTAAATTATTATCGGTAACTTCTTAACAATCCTTTTTTGTATGCAATATAATCTTTTTCGTATTTATATGGCCAAGCAATTAAATAAGTGTTTTTTTCACTTTTTGGATAGCTGTATAAATTATTTTTTAATTTTTTTTTAATCTTTCGTGGCAATCTAAATTTTTTCATAATACTTATTTTTTATTATTTTGGCGGTCTCGAAGGGAGTCGAACCCTCTTTTTCGTTTACCTACTCGCTACCGTGACAGGGTAGTACACCAACCGTTATGCGCCGAGACCAAGTTTATCAGTCTTTCCTGAACGTCACCTCTAACCCACAGGTATGAACCTGTATCGTAGTAAAGCTTGGTTGGCTATGGTAGTCCCACCGGGAATCGAACCCGACTTTCCAGGATGAAAACCTGACGACCTAACCGATAGTCGATGGGACCAAAAGTTTGTGAGACCCGCTCCTCACTCTGAACTTGTACTTTGTTCTATTAAGCGTTTATTTAGTGAAGTCAAAGTTCCTTTCATCCGTGCAAGTCGGACTTCTGTTGTTTCATTTAGAGCGGGTAGAGAGAATCGAACTCTCGTCTTCAGATTGGAAGTCTGAAGTAATACCATTATACGATACCCGCAGTTGTGACTACTCCTTGGGAAGTTTCGTCACGTTTACGTGAATGAGGAGGCCAATCCTACTGATATCACGGGTGTAAGTTTTAACGATAAACTATCACCACAAAACGTCAGTTTTTAACAACCAAAACTGAATAAACGGCTTATCTCTTTTGAACCCCTTTTAAAGTGTGTGTTCCTACCATCATAAGCTGACCCCTACTGCCAACACTCCCGTACTGATGGTTGGATTCGAACCAACGTTTTAAACTTACCACTACAGTCATAGACGATATAAGCGTCCACTGGTACATCATCATAATTAAAGGGTAGACACGGGCCTAGCTAGCCATCTTTCAGGAAAGGCCCTTACTAATATTCTACCCTTTTAGTTGCGGGAACAGGGTTCGAACCTGTAATCTAGGCTTATGAGACCTAGCGGATGACCAATTTCCACATCCCGCGATATGTAGTTAATATTGGACTCGAACCAATGACCTATTCCGTATCAGGGAATTGCTCTAACCAACTGAGCTAATTAACTATATTCTCGTCTTTCCGAGGTGTCAATACGGATATTTTGTGTACAATTCAGGACTCTCGTATTGCTTCCTTAGTTGTAGTCAGGGCCGGACTCGAACCGGATAAGTAACCATATAGGACTCGGAACCATTCCTCATTACACCCACCTGACTATATCAACATTAGCACTTCAACTTTCTACTCCCAGCACCGAGGAATTGTATCTAACTTAGCCCGTCTCACCGCTGTGTGGGAACTGAAGTTTACTAATGTTTTGAGGATGAGAAGTCCTCTGTGTTGTCTGTACTGTTTAACTTGTCCGATTACACTTTTATTGTGGTCGTAGTTTATTTCATACATAGTGTCTGTTCAGTCTTACTTTCTCAAGGGAACAACACATTTGTAGTCAGGACAGGAATCGAACCTGTAACCACGTCTGGTATGGGTTCACTTACTGCCAATGAGATTGCGGTCTCAAGGATTCGGTTATTTGCCATAGCGTATACCAATTCCGCCACCTAACTATGTTTTTTTGGGTAACTAATGGGAATTGAACCCATGGCACAAGGTACCACAAACCTTTGCTCTACCAACTGAGCTATAGTTACCATTTATTTGTGATTCATAGTTGACACACACTCTTGTCTCACCATCTTATGTCAACAGGTTAATGTACTTTACAAGTTTCCCGTTTCTTACTTCACACAATATTTTAATTTCAAAGAACTTTTCTTTTTGTGTGGGAGTGAGTCCACCAACACATTTACTCACCCCCATCGTTTCTTCTACAAAGATATGTAATCACTTTTGATTTGCCAAACAATTTGTAAAATATTTTTTATTTTTTTTGTACCTCCAACAGGACTCGAACCTGTAAAATTCATTTTCTAAGAATGACTCGTATACCAATTCCGACATAGAGGCGTTTTATTGAGGCCCCGATTGGATTTGAACCAACGTAAACGGTTTTGCAGACCGCCTCCTAACCACTCGGACACAGGACCATTTTTAATTGTTTGCACTCCAGGAAGGTCTCGAACCTCCGACACACGGATTTGGAATCCGTTGCTCTACCAACTGAGCTACTGAAGTGTATTGGGTGAATAGTGGGTTGTTGTATTATATCTATTCGGAAATTTTCCTAATAGATTATTCAATTGTAGATGTCTATCCGGAAATTTTCCGGATTTTAATTTCGGAAGACATTAGTCGGGATACCAGGACTCGAACCTAGATGATGTCCACTTCCCAAAAGTGGCGACTTACCAATTAGTCCACATCCCGTTATTGTTGTTCCCCAAGGGTTCAAACCTCGATTCCATGGACCAAAACCATGTGTCCTGCCGATTAGACGAGGGAACAGAATAAAACCAATATGTCAAAGAACCTTTTTGAGCTCCGTACCAGAATCGAACTGATTTCTCCTGATTACAAGTCAGGCGCATCGCCATCAATGCTTACAGAGCCAATATAAAACAAAAAAACCCGAGATTTTAGTCTCGGGTTTTACATTCCTTTTATTATGTTGTTAAACGTTTTTAACTCATAAATAAAAATACCCTCGACTGATTTTGCGTAATATAGCCGAACGACCACTGAATGCTCGGTAGACAATTAACCATATGTTTAAGTGTATTTTTCATTTTGTTATAAATATATCGTTGTTTCTAAAAATTTAATTCTTTTATAAATATATGTAGTTTTTTTTATTTAACAAGTGTTTTTATTATTTAACTTCAAACGCATAAAACAATATACGTTTTTTCTTGGTTGAATCTTCATAGTTACCAATCACAACACCATCTTTAATTGTGAAAGCGTGACGACTAACTAACATAAAAAATGTCCCAACAGGGTTTTGTTTTGTAAAAGTACCTACAGTCATTTTACGGTTAACCTTCTCACCCTTTACGTTAACGGTATATTCTAATGTGCGTCTATTGTAATTGTTTAATTTACCAACACATTTAACTTTTTTGTAATTTATTTGAGTTCTATTCTCCGCAAGGTTGGTCATTTTATTTACAGTACCATAAGTCCCTTGACGGTTCTTACGACCAAAATTATCTCTAACGTATCCGTGAGCGTAATTGTAAGATACATCAAAACAAGACGCAAATGCTCTTACAACACAATCATTTTTTTCATTTTTCGCAATTTGGGATTCTTCATAACCTTTAATCGCTTTTTCTGTATTACAATATGGTAGTGAGTCTTTCATATTGTAAAGATACAAAAAATTTTGTAATCGGAGTCTACTTTTGCGAAAAATATTAAACTAATAAATTAAAATTTTTATCTTTTAACCCAAAACCACGGGTCCTACCATTAGACCAAAAGACTGTTTTACTATTTTTTTGATATTTATAGTCTGGCATAAACCTTTAATCAACATTAAAAATGACTAAAGAACAAATCCAAGGTATCGTTAGACACGCACTTACTTTTGTAGGTGGTATCCTGATTATGAAAGGTCTTGCAACTGATTCATCAGTACAAGAACTTATCGGAGCAGCGGTTACACTTGTAGGTGGTGTGTGGTCAATTATTTCTAAAAAGAAATAGTTGATAAATACCAAATCAAAGAAAAAGGGGGAATTATCCCCCTTTTTTTGTTTATTGATGTAAAAAAATTATCACTAATTAATTTTTAATTTACACTCATTACAGAACTCTTTAGTGTCTAAACCGTGAGATTTCATGATACAAGATTGATTATTACAGTGAGATAACCCAAAGTTATGTCCTAATTCGTGTACCGCAGTATGAACTAAACTAGTATTATTATAGTGATTGTTGTTTCTCATTTCTTTAGTACTAATAACAGAGCCGTCACAATTAATTCTTGCGTGTCCACTAATCAAATCATTAGAATTTTCATTACATAATGGTTCGTCAGTAACATACATATTCATATTTGATTTACCAACAGATAATGTTAATACTTTGTACGCTAACAATACGTTAGTGTTATTGTCATAGTAAAAATCATCTGACTCAACACTTTCAGAGATAACACAACGGATACCGTAGAAGTTTTCAACGCCTTCTTTGATTGTATAAAGGTCACTTTGAGTATATTTACCAAAACCGTGGATGTTGATTACTCGGTCAGAACTAACTTCAGTTGAAGATGGTTGTTCTACATCGGTAATTTTAACCTCTTCTTCTTTTGAATAGTTCTTGTCATAACCGTAAACTTTGTCAAGTCTTTTTGCCTCAGACTCCAAAGAACCCATTACTTTGTCATAACTATAGTCGTATTTTTCTAAATACTCATTGGTTCCTCCGATAACAAAAACCATCAAACCAATATAAACGATGTCTTTAAGTGCTGAATATTTCATACCACAAATGTACTATTTTTTTTTTAATCTACAAAAAAATTATTCATTTTTTAAATCGTCAATCATCATTTTTTTTAAAATTGATGGATTATTTTTCCACTCTTTCCAAGTTTCAAAATCTTTCAACCTTTCTAAGGTTTGTTCGGGTATAAGTAAAAACCCTTCAGGTGTTATACCATCATATTTATGAAAATGTGAATTTTCTATTTTTTCCATAATCATTTGACAAAATAGTTCGCTATTAATAAACTCGTTGTGTTCTTGTTCTAAGATATTGTCATGTCTTCCCATATAATAAATTTTAGTGACCTCGACTGGATTCGAACCAGTAACCTACACATTAGAAGTGTGTTGCTCTATCCAATTGAGCTACGAAGCCGTAAGTTAAATCTTTTTAATTTATAGTATAAAGATAATATAAATTACAAAATAGTCAAAAAGGGATTACATTCTTTTTTTACCTCCAAAAATATTTGGTGTCTTATTTACCTTATTAAATGTTTTTGTTAAGGACTTTCTTGCTTCGTCGGCAATGGAACCTTTTTTAATCTCAATTAATTTATTCCTGTCTAACGGAATATTCTCCCTAATAGGTTTAATATGATTTTTGGGGTTATACACGTTTTTGTTAAGAATAATTTGATTAATTAAGTCATAGTTAAATGAAGACACCTTTGGGCTGAGTGGTTTATCAGTTAATAAATTATTAATTAACTCTTTTGATGTCGGGACGTTTTCAACATTAATTTTTATCTCATCGTAACCTTTCTCGATAATTAATTTTTTATAAACAGGTAATTGGTATATATGTTTTGCGGTAAGACCTTGTAATTTAGAATCTCCAAAAGAACTATTTTTAGAATAGGATTGATGGTTGTGCCATGTGTAAAGATAGGTTACCTCATCTAAGAAATAATAATGTTCATTACCTGACATTTCTAACATAGGTATCCCAATGCCTAAATCTACTGCCGCTTTAAAATATTGCCCATTGTATCTTAAATCAGCATCTTTTATCATTCTGAATAAAAATGCTCGATAAGTTCTCATGTGAGAAAAGTTCCAACTAGTACGTCTAGGGTTATCCGCATTTGCTCTACCATACTTCATGGTGCCACCCTTTTTATCTCTCCATTTAGAACCACAAATCCAAATATTAGGGTCAGTGTAAATTTTATTAATTAAACCTAACACAAAATTATCAATTAATTGGTCATCCCCATCCAATTCAATAATAACATCGTTCGAATCAATATTTTTGTTATTACGAATAACATCTATAAAATTTTTGGTTTTATATTTTTTTTCTGTGTTTTTTATAAGAATAAAACGTTCATCATCACCAATTTCTTTTTTGGCAACATCATATGATTTGTCGGTCGACATATCATCAATCATATATGACACAAAATTTGTGTAATATTGGTTTTTTAAAGATTTAATACAATCCGAAACAAATTTTTCGGAATTCCAAAACGTTGATACTATTACTAATTTCATTGAAATTTCCTTATCTATATAACACTCGTTAGTTAATTTTGTTTGTATATCATCATTTTTCAAACCAGTATTGTATATACTACTATCAAAATCTTGTTGTTTAACAAACCCTCCATTATGTTCTACACATGTAATTTCAATATTATTTTCTTTAGCGTATTTACCAACCCACACATCTGCCATATTTGGTTTATCAAAATACTCAATAGGAACTTTAAATAAATCAGTGTGAAAACACATTACTCCAGTACCACCAAATTGTACTTTACGGTCTTTATCCAATGATTTTTTAAAATGATAAACAGTTGATTTACTATTATAAAAACTATTAATGGGGAATGAGTTAAAAGTTCGTGCGTGTAAAGTAATAATCGACTTCCTATTATATTGATTAACCTTGTCAACCATATATTTAGTATAGTTTTCAGGGTAAATCAAATCGTCATCTATTGTAAAATAATAACCATCAGAATCCATTAATTTATAAAATTTATACGCATCCCCTCTGTCATTATCCGTAATAAACAAATTTATTTTTTTATCGTATAATTCAACAGGTATTTCATCATAATCATTAAGGGCAACGTTGATAATATCACATTGATTATAAATTGATTGTATTGTATTAATTAACGTATCACCTCTTTTATAACTGGCGATATTATAAATTATCTTATCCATTATTATTCAAAACTTTTTCACATTTATTTATAAACATATCAATATTGTGAAATCGTGATTCAAACGAGTGGTAAATATTGTTTTCATAAGTAGTACCAAACCCAAATTTAACACCATCTTCTAAATCCCACCTTGGTTCCTCAACACTTGATGGGTACATTAATTTAACTTCAAATCCTTTATCAATTGCAAAATAAGTTAGTTCACCAGCACAATCTGAACGATACGTTTTGTCAAAAGATGGTCGGCCCATTAATTCGTAGGTTTCTCTACTAAACCCTAAAAAACAAGGACCCGCATAAACTATAGAATCTTTAATATGACTAGCTTTTTGTGCAACAGAAAATAATCCGTGGTTATTCTTAATCCATTCAATAGTTTCAGGTATTATTTTTTCATTGAGGGGTATACTGTCAATATCAAATAATATCAGATATTCCCAATCTTGATTACATTCTCTAAGATATTTATCTATTACTTTTCCGTGACCAATCCATTGACCGCATTCAATTTGATTTAATTCGATATTAAAATGTTCAAAAACTCTCTTTTGGTTTGTAACCACTGATTGGTTTATCTTAGCATTATAAAAGGTTATTATCATAATAAATGTATATTATTAGTTATTTTATTTTGAATATCACTAAATCCTTCCCTTTGCCAACACAAAATAGGTGACGTAATAAAACATTTATTTTGTTCTTGTAAAACACTAAAAACAACATCAACTTTTTCACATTCATTAGTATCAAGTTCTTCAAGTAATTTTGGAATAAATTTACGTCTTATTAGATAAGAATGGGTAGTGTAAATTTTTTCGGCAATATCTAATTTAGTTGAGTATGGTTTCTTATCTCCAAGGTTCCATCCTCCTAAATAAACTATATCCCAATCTTTTGGTAGTTCTTCAATTATTTCATTTAATTTAACTTCAAAATTTTCACACAATTCAACATCATCTTCAAAAACTAAACAGTGTTCTAACCCATCATCATATATTTTAGACAATAATCGTTTATGACTATCTTTACAACCTAAGTGAGCCAATTCTTTTCTACTGTAAACATCACTATCAAACACTTTTATACCATCTGTCGCAACAAAAAGTTCGTAGTTAAAGGGTATTTTTAATTCGTTTAACCTATCCGTTCTTCGTTCAAGGTTTATTATATAAGTTTTTATATTCATTATATTGCGAGTAATTTTTCATTTTTTCTAAGTTCGGGTAATAATACAGATTCGTGGTCACCGTGAGTTGTCAAGGTATTAATAACGTGATACATATTTAACCCTTTTTCAGATAATCTAACACTAATCTGTTGTCCAACACCACTACTAATATGCGGATTTTTATCCCATCTTGACATAGGTATTGGGTTTATTTTAAAATTAAGGGCCTCAAAAAAATTGTATTTACATATAAAATCTAGCTCAACCCATTGAGTATGTATATATTCATCAATAATTTTTGGTTCAATTGCTGTCCAATTGGGTCTTGTAGTTCTTTGGTCCGTTCTTAATTCCAAACAAATTTTTTTATCATCATCAATTTTTTCAAAAATCCTAATACTTTCTTCAAAAAAATTTTCTTTTAATCTTAAATCATCTTGTAAATAAAAGTAATATTTTGCGTCTATTTTTCCGATAAATTTAAAGGCATCATTTATCACTCTCCAAAGATTTTTTAACCCATTATTTTTTACGTATTTAATATATTTTACATCGTATTTGCTTAAATCGTAAGTTCTCTTACTCCCATCATCAAACACGACCACATACATTTTATATTCGGTGTATTTAAAAATATCTTCCAATAATTGTTTTAACATATCTTCTCTTTCATATGTTGTAATAACAATACAAAAGTCGTATTTTTCATTATTCTCCATTAGTAAATAATTGTAAATATTTTATCATCACAATCAATAGAGATTATTCATTTAATTATAATTCTTACTATAAGTATACCGTAGAATTATTTTTAAATCAATAATATGAAAAAAACAAAAAGGTGTCTCACGACACCTCTTTGTTAGATTTGGAACATCCCCCCTTTCTTTTAGATGGTTTATCCCTTTCGGAATTTATTCCGAAGGTTAGTTAAAGACTAATTAACTTAGTGCTTTATCTTTTATAGCGTCTGACGCTAAATTCATTTTTTCTTTAATTCCTCCTAATAAAGGACAAACCAAATCACCAATTGCGTTTTCAATTGCCGAACCAAATTTTGTATCTTCTAACGTTTCAACAATCGCATTTCTTAATATGTCATATAATGGTCCCCCCATTGCTTTCTCGTATTGTACTTTTCTTAATGCTCCTTCAGCGACTGACTTAGATAAAACATCACTTATATAATCACAACTAAATACTTTACCTGTCATATAATCTCCAATTGGAATGTTACCAACTGCTGTAATGAGTATGTTTGCTGCCCATCCATTAGGGTCCATTGGTGTTAATTTAGTAACAATAAATGTTGCAAATCTTTCTTTAATATAATTAAACACACCTTCGCCTGCATTTCCAAATAAACCTTTAATAACGTCTAAAAATTCTTCATTAATTAATTTATTGTTAAATCCTTGAGAATTTAAATAAAATGTTTCTGAAATTAATTCATCTGTTAATTTTTTTTTCTGAGTTCTATTTTTAGGTTTACCACTTTCTTTAATAATAGAATATCTTGTTGTTATAATATTTTGTTCACCTAATAATGCTTTTTTTTTTGAGTTAGATAGACTAACTAAATTTTCTCTAATTATATTTTTTAATTTATTTTCTTTAGATTCGTTTTGAGCTTTTTGTTGGATAGAACTTTTTACTTCAAAAGTTAATCCGTTTACAGGTTTTGCGTTCCAAATATTATTCATTTTATCTGTCATATTACCACCAAAAGATGTTTTGTGATTAGCAATACATGTTGCAACAGTTGGTTTGAAAACGTTAATCTCTTGTTGAGACATATTCAAACCACCCTTAGACATAATATCATAATAATTGTTGATAGTTTTTCTACAACTATTTTTACTATAGTCTTTCTTAGCGTTTTGAACTTGAGTTTTCATATTAGTTAAAACCTCAGATGGTGACATATCACTGTATAATTTATACATGTAAAATGGTGATTTAAATTCTCCAGCGTATTTAGGTTGTTTTGTTGCCGTATCAATTGGTGATGTTTGCAAGTTAATTTCGATTCCCGCTTGTTCTGCTGGTAATCTACCTTTTGTCCACTTATTTGTTTCCATGGCGTTAATAATCTCCTTAGCTCTATTGCCTTGATATTGAACTTCCCCTTGTTGTAAAACCCATACAAAGATATCACCTTGTCTTGCCGCCAAGTCAGGTGTTAAGTCTAAACTTCTGTCTTTAACTTGTGGTACGTCCTGTAGTTTCATTAACTTGTATTTACCACTCATAGTATCCTTGCCTTGAACTTCTTGGTAAGGGACAATTTCAGAGTTAGTTGCCGCTTTTAACGCCTCAACCGCTAATTTAATTGTAGGACTTAAAGTTGCCGCCATAATATTAGTCAACAAACTACATGGCCATTGACCTGCGGCTTCTTGTGTTGTCACATTACCTTTTAACTTAGTTCCACCAAGACCTGTATTGATATCAATATTGTCTTTATAGAAATAAACTGTTCCAGGGTTTTGAACCGATTCTTTATAAGCGTAAACACCTGCGTTTGCACCAGTTAGAGTTACTTGTTTAGCAAACATTTTCCCCGACCCTTTATCTGTAAAACATCCTGCAGCACACGCGGTAAATAGATTTTTATTAGTTGGGAAAGTTTCTAAACATACCCTCTCAACTTGTTCTGTTATTAAATTTTTCATTATAATGTGTTTTTTTTATTTTTATAAATCGTCAGCTGCTGAACCCGCATCTGGTTTAAGTGTTTTATTGTCACTATTACTAGACCCACAATTCTTAAGAATTTTATCGTAAACTTCCTGAGTAACCGTAGTACTATATCCTTTATCTTTTAATCTTTGTTCTGTTTTAGGTCCAAATTTACCATCAGCAGTAACACCAATACATTTTTGGAATTCACTTACTTTACTACCACTACAACCTTTAGTTAAAGGGAAACTATCACAGACTTTATAACTATCGCTATTACCGCCACCGTTACCGCCACCACCGTTACCTCCGCCATTGTCATTATCATCATCATCATTCATACCTTCACATGATATAGAGTAGTCAGTTCCATTAATAGTAATAACTATACTACCATCTTTTTCACTCCATGTTCCACTATATTTACCGTTACCTGTTGTGAAGTCTTTATCATCAAAAAATCTACCACCACCATTTTGGTCAATAGTAGAATTTCCTGTGTCAGTAATTAAAACGTAGTCTAAACCGTCACTAACCATTTTTTCAAAATCTTCTTTAGGAATGTTTTTACCAATACACTCAGGGAACGGAGCAGAACCTTCGTCTGTCCACCATTTCCACACTAAGTATAAACCACCCGCAATTAATAAATATTTGAATATTTTTCCTCTTGCCATTCCAGCTATTCTAGTTTTAAGATTTTGCCAAATTGTGGTTTTACCTGGAGTTGGGGTGTATGTAGTAGATTTAACTCTTGGTTTCCTAGGTGTCCTAGTTTTACCACCAGTTTTATTACCAGTTTTATTACCAGTTTTGACAGTTGGTGTACCACGTTTATTTGCAAATTTTGATGCTATTTCATCGGCAATCCCCGAATCATAACCTTTTTTAATTAGTGCGTCTTTAAGTTGTTTTTGGGACAGTTTTACATACCTAGCGTCTTTAACCGCCAAGTCCGCGGCTTTATTAGTAAGTGTAGTTCTTAAACTACCTGTGGCCTTACCTGTTTTCATAAGTCCTTTCGCTAATTCACTTAATTGGGCTTTATTTAATGTATTTTTGATTAACGCGGTCATAACCTCATCACCACTACGTAAACCTGTGTTTCCGTATATTGCAATATCATCAAATAACTTAACACCAGCCGTATATTTAAGGTTTTTTGTTGTTTTTAAAGCTAAAGCCGCCGCTTCATCACTAGTTCCCAAAATCGATTTAAGCAAGGCTTTACCCGTTTGTTCGGAAATTATTTTTTTGGACTCATCCAATTTAATTATCTCTATGTTTTCACTTAACGTGTTTTTACTATCATAACTCATTAATAGTTTTACTCTGTTAAGTTCTTCTAATACTATGTTTTTCATATCTATTTTGTTTTATTTTATTTTTTTAAAGTTCGAATTCTATATCATTACCTGATAATGTCATATTTTGTTCTAATTGGTCTTGTATTTCTTTTTCCGCTTGTTTAATTTGTTCAGGAGTGACTTCACCACTTTCAATTTTTTGAGTACATGTCGCGCCATTTAATCCTAAGGCCGCACAAAGTGCCGTTGTAACTAAAAATGCTTTACCTGCCGAGTTAACAATAACACCAGTTGCGGGAATTGCTTTACCTAAATCAGGTCTATAGGCTTTGTTTAAACTACTTTTAACTTTTTGACTTATACTAACAGGTTTAGTTTTAGATACAGCCTTTTTGACAATTTTACCTCCACTACCTGCAACCATATCGTCAGTTATTTTACTTAATTGAGCGGTAGCTTTTGACCCCCAATTTTTTAATGAGGTCATTCCTAATTTTTCACCAAGCCAAGTCGCTGCTTTTGTTATATATCCACCTAATTTAACAACCCCTCCTTTAATGGCGTTAAAAACTTTTAATAATACACCTCCTTTAGAAATGGCTGCTTTACCAAATTGTGCAAAAGTTTTAATACCTCCCATAGATACTTTAATAATTTTACCTAACGCTGGTAATAATAAGGAAACTATATCAATTACAATATCTATAACAGACCATTGATATTCACCTGATTCATATTTACCGCTAGCCATTTTATATAAATCCCAAAGAAGTAATGCTCCAAAAATAATAACTGTTGGTATTTGACCGATGGCGGGAATCATAGATATTCCTGTTAATACGGCAACACCACCTGCTGACATAACTGCTCCTCTAATACCCTCCATTAAACACTCAACAAAATTATTTGTTAAACATTTATATGCGGATTTAACGGCATTTTTAACGGTGTCCCAAAGAGCCGCACCCTTTTCTTTAGCGTAATTCCAAATACCTTTTTGTTGTATTTGTTTTACTTGTTCACCACTCCACTTTTTAAATTTTTGTACCTTTTCTTTACCGTAATTATAAACATTCTTAGCACCTTTGGCGATTCCTCTGGCCCAATCGGCAGGATTATACCATTGTTCTAATAAAACTTTAAATGATTCCCAAGACTCGTTAATTCTTGATTCAATAATAAGATTATCCACAGATTCATTAATTAATAATAAATCACCACCAAAAATAGTTTCCCATTCTTTAATTAAAGATATGGAATTTTCAGGTTGGAATATTTCAACAATATTATTTAAGAATCTTCTTGGTGTTGCGGCATATTCTACAAGGTCTAATTTACCTGTTTTAAATTTAAAATCAGTATTCTCTTTTACTATATCTATGGCAACATTTAAATTGTCATAACTATAAGAAACATAGTTTTTACCATTTAAATCTTTTAATTGTTCCGAAAGTCTTGAAACCCCTCTGTTAGTAAAAACATACTGTAAGTTGTGTGAAATACCTTCGAATATTAATTTTTCCATTTTTTATTTTTCTATAAATATCTTAATAATGATAAATACTTTATTTTATAATAAACATTTACCTTTAAATATTATTTTAATTGGTTAGCGGGTCCTCGTGTTAAACCTGATTCCCACTTTTCTCCAGACCGACCTAACTTATTAGCTTTACCTCGAGTAAGTTTTGACCCAACAATATCAGACCATGTGGAAGGTGAATTACCTCCACCTGAAGATGGTGCTGCGGCTGCTGGAGCCTCATCCTGTTCCCCTATTTCATTTTTAAAACCATTATCGGTGAATTTTTTCATTAAAGAAATTATATAATCAACGTCTGTTCTCATACTTTTTTAAAACCAATTTTTAGGATTCCATTTTGATTTACTCGCTTCTTTAGCCGCGTTATCAAGTGCGTTCTGAGTCTCTCTTGCCAATCTTTCAGTTTCTTCTTGAGCCGCTCTCGCTTGTCTGTCAAGTTCTTCTTGAGCCGCTCTCGCTTGTCTTTCAAGTTCTGCCTGTGCCGCTCTTGATTGTCTGTCTAATTCTTCTTGAGCGATTCTTGCCAATCTTTCAGTTTCTTCTTGAGCCACTCTCGCTTGTCTATCAAGTTCTTCTTGAGCCGCTTTTGCTTGTCTGTCTAATTCTTCCTGAGCGATTTTTGCCAATCTTTCAGTTTCTTCTTGAGCCGCTCTCGCTTGTCTATCTAATTCTTCCTGAACTTCTCTCGCCAATCTTTCAGTTTCTTCTTGGGCAATTGCGGCAAGTCGTTCAGTTTCTTTTCGTGTTAATTCTGCCAATTCTTGAGCTTCTGCAGCGGCACGTTCTGATTGTTCTGCCACCAATCTAGCATCTTCAGCAATTTGGTTTGTATCAACACTAACACTTAAATCAACATCAACACCAAGTAAAACGGCTACTTCACCACTAACTCCAACAGTTGCAACTCCATCCACAAAAGTGGCTTCACCGCCACCACCAACACCAACTTGTTCTCCAACCGATACACCGGCACCTGCAGTTACTGAACCTTCTCTTAAATCTAAAGTTCCTTCGCCATCTACGCCAACTGAACTTCCTGCAGATAGTTCTCCGTTCGCAACTACTCCTTCATCACCAGCTCTTACTTCTAAACTTGCTTCATTTCCTGTTTTAACATAAGCGTCTACAGTACCACTAACACCAAATCCTTCCGCGTTAGATTGTCCTTCTACTGTTACATGAACTTCAGTTGTATCTGAATAACTAGCTTCAACATAAACATTATTACCATCTAATCCGCCATCTACGGACGCTTCTGTTCCAGTTTTAACTGATACCTCAATACCAATTGACGCGTTTTCATCTCCCGTTGATACACCTGCGGATGCCGTAGTTGTGTTGTCAATTGATGCGCCGCCTGAAGTTTCATCTGAATGTGTTTCTGCGGTTTGATTGTGTTTAATGTGTTCGTGTTTTTTCATAATTTATTTATCTTTTAATTCATTTATTGCGTCTTCAACATACTTATCTCTTTGGTCTTGAAGATATTTAAGTCTTACTTCCGCGTCTTCACTATCTTCCTTGGTAGTTTGTTGGATATAGGATTCTCTCTCCTGATATAATTTTTGCCAATAAGAAACTCTTTCCTCCATCAGTCTACCTTGATACCAAATAATACCCACCATAACTATAATGGTAAATGATTGTTCTTTTAGTTTAGATAAAAATGTGTCAGCGAATCCTGAAATTGGGGTTGTGTTTTCCGACATAATGTTTATTTTAATTATAAATACTTCTAAAACAAAAAACCCCCAAGTAAGGAGGTTGTTATTTTAAAAAAATTCTGCGGTAGGTAATTTATTTGGGTAGATTAAGTAGTATTCATTTAAAAACGACATAATTTCGTCTTCATCTAATGGGTCTCCAAAATCATCATTAAATAAACCCTCAAATCCATCATCATCCTCATCTTCTTCAAATAAATCCCTTAAAGGACTTATTTTAAAGTCTTCAAAGTTATACCCGAATGATTGGGTCTCACTTATTTGTATTTGGTCTGTTCTAATCTCGTCTTCACTGTCTATCGTTAACCTAAAAGTAATTTCTAAAGTTTCTGATGATTCATTTATAAAAAACGAAACCAATTCTTTAATTTCCATGTTCAAATGTTTAATTTAGTTTATAACAAAGAAATATCTTATTTTTTATAAAAAGACAAAATTAGTTATATTTTTTTAGTCTATTAAACATATCTAATGATTCATGAATTTTAAATGATATGTCACCTTTTTCTTCATCATCAAAGTTTCCACCAAATAAACGGTCTTCAAAATCATCCTCATTATCACTATTATCTTCAAAATCACTATAAACATCTTCAAGTTCAAAATCATCTTCAGGACTAACTAAAAATTCAGTTTCCTCTTCATCATCAATATCAAAGGTGCCTTGAGACAAATCATCTTCTCCGTCTCCAATCATATCTAATTGTTCACCAACACTTACCATGTATCCTTCTTCCTCTTCTTCACTTTCAAAGGTGTCTTCACCTTCGTAAGCAGAACCTGGAGATATATGAGATTGTTCATTAATACCCATATTTTTGTAAGTACTAACAACACCTTTATTATTAACGGTTATACCTTGTTTATCGTTAGCAAAGTCTTGAACATATAACGGTTGTGTATTTGGTTGAGAGTAGTTTGTAACATAACCATCATAAACTTCTTTATGCTGGTCAAGAATGTTAGTTTTCTCTTCATTTGTCATTTTAAAAAAATATGCGTTCATAGTTATTGTTTTTCTTATAAATATATTGTTTAATGTGAATATTTTTAGTATCATTATAATATGACAATAGATATAGACGAATACGCAGAAGGTGCAATACTTTTAGATGGTTTAGATGCCGCAATAATTGGAATTGTTGAGGAATTTGGTAACGGTAGGAGAATTCTATATTCAAAACAAATAATATTAGATATACTCCAAGAGAGAGACGGAATGACCATGGGTGAAGCTGAGGAGTTCTACGATTTTAATATTATCGGATTACACGCGGGAGACCAAAATGCCGTTTTTTTAGACTTATTTGTTAATCCTGTTGTTAAAGATGGTGTTTGGGAATATGAGTTAAAATAACATCATATAATTCTGAAGTACTTTAAACGCGTATCTTTTTATATTTCGGTTAACATTTTCTAAACTATCTTCTTTACCTTCATTTTCAAGAACGTTCATAACACCTAGTATCATTTCAGATTTTGCTTGGTCCGCCATTTCCAACACTTTTTCAAAGGCGTCTTCGTTATGTATGTCTTTGTATTTGAATTCATGTTCAATTCTTTCTCGACCTAACCATAGGTAATCAGCTGCGTCAAACATATTAACAATACTAGATTCTCTAACCGCTAATAAATACTTTTGTAAGAATTTCATATTAAAGTTCTTAAATACATCAATATTTTTTAATAAATTAAGATTTTTTTCATATTCACCCTCAACAACTTTTTTTTTAATGGTTCTTTTAGCAATCATACTTTCTTCAGTATCCCAAATGTCAACACTACTAATCAATGCTAAAGAACTACCATTATCCCAGTTAACATTATATTGGTCATCACCAAATACTTTAGAATGAGATTTAACAGTACCAGCAGTTCCAATAGGTACTGCAGAAAATTCGTCCTCCATATGTAAGACAACTACTCTATCACCAGGGTTTAATTCAGGATTAATCATAAATTTTACAACTCAATTTAATAATAAATATAATTAAAGTATTTATAGTTCAATGGGAACAACTTTATTAATAAACGAAAATCAAAAAAGAATTATATTACGAGAATCCGTTAATAACGAATTTGGTGATATGGTAAAACAAAATTATAAATTTGTTAAAGACGTTTTAAAAATGTCGTCACAACAAATGGGTATGAATTTTGAATTCTTATTCACGTGGGGAGCAAGTATTGGAGGTTTTGTTGGTCCTTTAAATGAGTTTATTGCGGGTAAATACCCAAATGTTTCTGATGTGGAAATGAGTTTAATATTAACAGGAATTATTGCAACGTTCTATATGAACAATAAAGAAATGATTCAAAAAATATTAGAGAAAATTAAATCTGAGGGATTATCCAAAGAATTTAAAACAGGTTTAAATAAGGCCAATCAATTAAAAAGTACTTTTGTTGATTTTATGCAAGGTTTAAACCTCACATTACACTCAGTCACTAATATAATGAGTTACACATTCATTATCCCATTAATACCTATGGTTTATAGTGCAGTTACTTCAGGGACATTTAAATCTGGTGATGTTAAAGAAATTGCCATTAGATTATCTTCTTTTGGTGTCTTAACGGTCTCGGGTATTATTATTAAAGAATTATTTTCTAAATTAATTAGAGTTTTTAAAGAAAAAAATTAAAGATAGTTATCTTTTAAAATTTAAAATCTTATCTATTACTATTTTTTCTTCATCATCGGTTAAACCGTGAATATCTTTGTGGGTTCTAAACCAATCATTAACTACAGAACTAAATGGCACTTTTCTTAGTTTGGCGAGTCTTTTAAATCCTGCATATTGCGCCGGTATTTCATGTTCTTGAGTGTAATAAACTAATGAGTCTTTAGTGTCAGCATCACTCCTATCCTCAAATTCTCCCCTATAATTCTGATGACCATGTTCTAATTCATGAGCCAACACCTCATTTAACTCACCAATCAAATTGTAAACATATTCTTTAAATCTATTAGGGTTAAATATTATAATAATCTCAACTACATCTTCCTCAGAAGAGTAATATCCATTCATCTGATAATCTTTAATATTACCACTAGTTTTTAATGTTAATTCTACATCAAAAGGAAATGGTAAATTAGTAAATTTGTATGATTCATCTTCTTCAGGTAAATAAAATAAACCTTTTTTACCTTCTTTAACTTTATATACAATATCTCTAACTACTGTTTTTAAAGCAACTCTACTCATTCTACCTTCATTCATTGTTAATGGTTTTTTTCTCAAATCTAATTTAATATCCCAAATAGTAATTAGACTATCTTCATTATCAAATAATTTAATAACCGAAGAAATATAAGATTCTAAACTAGAATAAAAATGATATAAATTATTTTTAAAAAATTGATATTGATTATCCCCAAGATAATTATTGTCTGAAAGAATTAATCTAGATAATCTATCATTTAATCCAATAATAGTAACCCCAACTTTTAAATAGTCGTAGTATTCACCAACACTAATCATTTCTTTGTACCCTAAAAACTCAATCTTAAAGTCAATATTTACATTTGTGTCAATACCATTAATTAATATTCCATTATAATTAAATACCCTATTGGAAATTGTCTTATTTATTTTTTCTATTTGTTGTGGGTTTAACATATGATATAAATACTTTTCTTTACGTTTAACGTTTTTTTTCTTATAATTTACTTAAATAAACGGAATAATATGTGTGATTATCAAAAAATTATTAAGTGGATTGAGGAACAACAAACCCAATTTCCCGAAGAAAATTTAGAGGATTCACAGGTTTATGCTTACACAACCTTAGAAATGGTTAAAAGACAAATAGAAATTTTTGCAAATGAAAAAAACAAAAGTATTTAATTTTGTAAATCGTAACTAAGTACCTGAAGACAAATTAAAAAACCCTTTTTGAAATCAAATTATAATATGAAAAAATTTTTAATATTTTTAACTTTAGTTGTTAGAATCTATATTGCAACTAAAATACTTATTTTATTATACCTAACTTATTTAAACCCTGACCCACATACGATATCAGAACTAACTTGGTGGATTTACTTTTTAGTTTTTGATATTTGGTTACAACTTATCCTACCGAAACCAACGGAGGATGATAAATCGGAGGAGTAATTACTTAGGGTTTAAAACTGAAAGTGCTTCAGGGTAATATTGGTTTAATATTTTTTTATTTTTATCTTCATAAGGTATATTTTGGAGTACATACCTGATTGAATTTAATCCTGAGATTTTTTTATCGTTTGAATCAATAACAACCCAAGGATTATTAACTGTTGATGTTTTATCAAATAATTTTTCTTTAAATTCTGTAAATCTATCCCAAAGGTCTTGCATTTTTTCATCATTAGGGGAATACTTCCAATACTTAAGTTGAGATTTTTGTCTCATGTCAAATCTATTTTGTTGAGTTTCTTTTTCTATCGAGAACCACAATTTAAATAAAAAATTACCATCTTTAACTAAATCTTCTTCAAACCCCTCAACATTGTCCATAAAATTTTCATATTCTTCAGGATTACCATAACCCATAACTGGTTCAATAAGACCTCTGTTATACCAACTTCTATCAAATAAATTTATTTTACCTTTTTGAATTTGACTTCTGTACCTGTCCCACCAATTTTTTCTTTCTTCAGGTGTTGGTATTCCAAGGGCAATTACATTATAATTTCTTGGGTTCATGTTTTCGGTAAATTTTTTAATAGTTGACCCTTTACCCGCAGAATCTCTACCCTCAAAAACAATAATTACCGTTTTTCCAGTTTTATTTAACCACTCTTGAAGTTTTAATAACTCAATTTGTAAATAGTATAACTCTTCTTTATATACTTTTTTAGGTACAACTGATGGTTCTTGTGGTTCAAATGAAAATTCGTCGTTAGTTTCAGGTTTACCTATGTTAATATGAGAATGTCTTTTTTCTAAAGATTTAATTAATTCGCTAAAAAATTCGGATAAATTTAATTTTCGGTTACCTTTTAACTTTAATAATTTAACCATACCCCTTTCTAATAATCCAAAATCTATTAAATTTTCTTTGGCAAATTGTTGAATTTTATTTAAATTTATTTTATTTTCACTATTATATAATCGGTTGAACTGTAATAAATCAACAATTCTTTTTAAATAATATTCGTTTTTATTATCAGGTTCAGATTCAATAATAACCTTATTAGGGGTAAATCCCATTAAGTTAGTTATTCTATATATGTTGGACTCAATTAGTTTCATTTAGATAATTTTCGAAAATAAAAGTATAATCCAAAGAATAGACCCGAAATACAATACAAAATTAAATTGGCGTATAAGATACTTCCTGTTACAGTAATAAGATAGTATTGGACGGCATCGAATCCAAATGGATTGAAGAACATAGCCAACATTAAAAATTTTACCGAAAGATTTCCTAAAAATATCTTTCTCCAAGTTTTTATAGGTACAATCATCATCCATAGTATTGTATTTAAAATTTATGTCTATTAGACTTATTTTACTATAAATATACGTCATTACAAATAATTACATTTATCTTAATATTTATTGTATAAAGAAAACAAAATGGCGAGAATTATAATTGACGAGAAAAAACTTCGTATGACAATTAGACAACATATTTTAGAACAAACGGAAATTGAGTCTAAAGAGCAAAAACCAAGATGTGTCGCTGGGAATGTAATTCCTTTGGATGACATCGTGGGTCCAGCTAAAAGTTTCCAAAACTACTCAAATAAAATCTACAAAAGAGAAGGTGGTATCAATGGAATGGTTGATACGTTAGATATGTTAAGGACTTTAAGACTACACCCTGACACAATTAGTGATGGTGGAGAACATTTGGCGTATAACTTAATGAACCATATTAATGGTTTTAGAAAAAAGAATTATTTTGACGAGACTAATAATGGTTGTATTCAAGCGATGGATAAAGTGATTGAACTTTACAAAGAAAACCAACACGGCGAAGACTTAGTTAAAGACATTGAAAAAGTACTTGGTCATCCTGACCCAACATCTAGAGCTAAAGAATATCTTAAAAGATGTTTAGTTTTAGTTAAAGAAAAATAATCCCCAAGTTGGGGACTTTTAGGACCGTTACTGTTGTGGTAACAAATTAAAGGGGAGATTCGCTATCATCCCCTTTTTTATTTTGGTTTAATCATTATGGATAATTTACGATAATAATGAATAATATTCTTTAAAGTGTTTAATCCTATCTTCTAATCCGATAGTACCTCCATTTACTCTTTTTGTAACCGCAGTTACAGTAGCAACATCGGACCCTTTATCGCATATTGACCAAAGTTTATTTGAGTCAAAGAAAAACGCAGCAGACGCTAATGGATATTTTGTTGCAACTAAATCAGGATTTGTAACAGTATCTTCACCAATAAATTTAGCAAAGTTTGTGTAGTTTGATTTTCCAGTTAATTGAATGTATCCTCTTCCACGGAATTTAAAACCTTCTTTAGAAGCTTCGTTACCATTACCCATACGGTCAGCATATACTCTTGAAGCAATCTTCTCAGGTTGACGAGCATAAGACTCATTTAAGTTGCCAGGAAAGTATTTCCCAAAAATCTTTTTAAGACCATCTGCAGAATAATTAACATTTTCACTAACCGCTTTAAATCCACCACTTTCATGACCACATTGTGCCAAGAAATGAGATAATCTTAATGAGTTAGTTATGTTAAATTTTACCGCAGTCTCAGGGATTTGTGCGATAACCGAATCAGGAATATGTCCTTTTAATTTTTCTAAGTTTAATGGTCCTCCTTTTGGGATAACAACGTCTTCTTTTATTACTTTACTACCAAACATTTTACTCCAAGTACCGTCTCCAACTATACCATCGGCGGTTAATCCGTTTGCGGATTGCCATTCTTTTACTTTAGTTTCAGTTCCAGAACCAAAATTACCGTCAGCCGTTAGACCCAATTTTGATTGTAATTTTTTAACGTCTTCACTTTTAGACCCTTTTTTTAATAACATTTTTTTTAATTTAATTTAGTTTATTTTTTATATAAATAGTTTAATAACCCAATATTGTTGAGTTTGAATAACCCGTGTTTATTAGATAATAGTTTGCACTACCCCCACTTACAGGTGACGAGATAGTAATATTTTGAACACCTGGATAGGTACTTCTTAAATCAGTTGTTGATGTGTTAATGATTGAAAATTGTGACGAGGTAAATAATCTCACACTTGGTAATGAAGAACCCCAAGAGATGAATCTATTAATTTTTTTCATAAAAATATAATATTCATCCGAAACAGTAATGTTTCCATCATTATTAACATCATATTTGTAATAATCTAAAGACGTAAAAGTTCTTGAAATTGCTTTTGACGACGCTCCAACCGCATCAACATTTTGAAGTCCTGTTATTGTTGTTGGGGCATCTATTCGAATGTACCATTCTACAGATGGGTTAGTTGATTCATTAAAAGTATAATTTCCTGTTGCATCAGTATATATTGTTTTAAATAGGGTCCAAGGAGTGTAATCTACAATATAATCAAACTCTAAGACATAATTTAAAGAACTACTATTGTTTAAATCGTTCCACTTACCCCCACTAACAAATTGAGTATAATCTTCGTTACTTGAGTTATTTGGTTCACCTGGATTCCAATTAGAATAAGGATAAATACCATACCGATAAGCATAAAGATTATAAATTCTATTAACCTCATCAACGGTTATACCTCTATCAAATACTTGAAAATCCCCTAATCTAAATGAACCATATGTTCCAGACCCCATATTAGTCGCGTCGGTTAAACCAATTCCATAATATAAACCATTTCCATTCAATACAGGAGATTGTCTTGGTGTCACTACCACACCAAAACTTGTTCCATTTTTATATCCTGTTAAAGTTGTTCCATCATAAGTAAAACCAACTAAATTCCAAGTATTTAATGTAATTGAGGTACTTAATGATACTATATTAGTATTCCAAATACCAACTCTTAAAGTGTTACCACCTGTTATTTCAATTTGTGAATTGTGCCAACCTGAAGTTGTGGTGCCTTGACCTAACTCAGTAACGATAACACCATTTCCTGTTGGATATATCCACATCATTAATGATGTTGTAACACCAGGAACTTTTAACGCTAAATTACCTGTCATACCATATTGATTTACACCATTGAATGTTAGATATTTACCTGATGTACTTGTATAAGTCGGTGAATTTGTTAGTGTTGCATTAACACCGCCTTTAATGTCTACTAATGACGCACCTGAAGTATAAGACGCAACATCATAATCTGATTGTAAACCATTTGTAACAGGAAGTTCGGTCCATCTATACCCGCCTAAAGGTTCTGAGTATGAAAATCCAGCAACCCTATCTTGGTAATACCCAATCCAACCTGAGGGCCAAGTATTATATACAAACGTATTTTCTGCCGCGTTAGACATTGTCACCAAATGTCCATTCATTGACTCACAAGAGGATTTGGATGCGGTCCAAGTTGCGGTACCTGTCGAACGATAATATGAGTGTCCGTTATAATTTGTTTGAGACGTAAATCCTACTAATGTTGGTGTGGTTCTTTTATATAATTTAACAGGTACGTTCACCGCACCAACACTATTTGCGTTATAGATGTAACCTGAATAGGTAAAATTTTGTCCTCTCACTGTCAAAGACAAAAGTGTTAATATAACAAATAATGTATTTTTCATGTTAAAATTTTGATATTGCGTCTTGTAACGCCTTCTTTAATCCCGCAGAAAATGACGATTTCTCAAACGGTATGTTTTCATCTTGTAGTTCGATGAAAGTTGACTTAACATCAACCTTACTTTCACCAACACCTTCAAATTCTTTACCATTAATACCAACCTTTAAAGTAACAATAGTCACTTTTCTCTTCTTTTCAAATGGACCTATTGAAATCCCTGTAGTCGGGGATTCAATACTTTCAATAACAACTGACACAGAATCGCCATTCTCACATATTGAATATTTTTGTGATAATAGTTCTTCAGTAATTTGTTTAACACCAAGAGTAAATCTTTTAGGGTTAATTCCTTCAATAGACCCTTTGTTCTCAACATGTTTAACGGTTAAACAGTTCTGTGAGTAAGAGGTTAACAACATTAATGTTGTGAACATAATTAATAATATTTTTTTCATTTTATAAAAGTGCTTTAGCTCCAAGTAATACTTGGTAGTTTATTGCGTCACTCTTAATTTGTTGAACCCCACTAAAACTAAGGTTCAATTTAAATTTTTGAGTTAACTTGTAATCAACGGCAACAAATGGAACTGCCAATAACCCTGATTGATACCATAAACCTTCATAATAATAGACGTAAGGTGAGTAAACCATTACAAACATTAAAGTGGTGCCTATTTTTTTTCCAACATTAAAATTACCAACAAGACCGCCTAATCCCGATAAACTAGTAAATTTAGATTCGCCTAAATTACCCCTGGTGTAGTTAACCCCAATTGTTGATGTTATTTTCTTTATTTTATAAGATTCCATTAATGACGTAGTATTAAAAAAATCTCTATCAAAATTTATCATTGATGAATTTGCGACTATTGTTGTTGAATTTTTATATCGATATGCAGCAAACAAGGTTAAACAAGAGTTGTTAATATTACTGGTATAATTAAGTAACATCCCTTTTGCAAAAGTATTCTTAGTGTTAGAATTAATAATACTCATGTTAACTTTAAGTTGTGGTTTTTCTTCACCTGTCGCACTTGATATGGTAACAATATCACCTGTCATCATAAGACTTCCTTTTTTAACCGAGGCAACTTTTGACTTAACTTGTGCGGAGTTAGATGATGAAGTTTTACTTGCATCATTCATTTTATCTTCGTTAGATTTTTGGTCGGTATTTGAATTATTTGACAAGTTACCGTTTCCACCTACAGACGATTGAGTCGTCGAACTTCCTCCTTGAGTTGTGTTACCTGAACCTGTAGTCCCACCTCCTTGCGTTGTTGTTGTTCCTCCTTCACCTGAATTACCTCCTCCAGTGTTTGGGTTAGTTCCGTTATTTCCTTGTGATTGCGCGTTTGTTTGATTTGTTTCAGAAGAAGTTGTACTTCCTCCATTGTTATTTGTGGTACCATTATTTTGTGTTTGATTGTTAGACCCATTAGAAACACCATTTGGGGTGTTAGTTTGGTTTGACCCTTCGTTGGTTGTGGTCCCTTGATTTGGGTTATTTTTTTTATCTTCTTTTTTGTTATTTGACGATACTTTTTCATTACTTTGAATTACCCCCTGAACTGTTGCCCCTCCACCCATAGATGAGAGACTAGACATGGTAGACATAACATTTGTTAACACCGATATATTATTCGCGGCAATCAAAACATTTAAATTAGTATTTAGTGCAACTCCAACACCAGCACAAGGACCTGTTCCTTGTGGATTAGATGAGTTAACTTGATTAACCCAAGTCTCTAATGCCCCTGACTGTAATTGTGTTTGTGTGAAACTTTGAATCTGCCCTGAATATATTAAGGCAACACTCCCATTGGGATTGTTTATAAAAATTTCCTTAGATTTAAAGGTACAGGGGTCCGTAAATGTGTACGAAAACCCCTGACCTAAAACCATCATAGTAGAGAACAGAAAACTTATTGTTATTAAAATTTTCTTAATGTTCATATTATACTTCTGTTGTGTTAGATAAAGATACTCCGTCTTCTTCGTCCACTTTTTGAATTAACATTTTATCTCTATCTTCAGAGTTAAACCAATAGTCAACAACTTTATTTAAGTTACCAACAAAGGCACCTAGTAAAATTAATAACATTTCTTTCCAATCTTCGCCAATAGACGCCCCTAAAAAGACACCAGCATTGATACCAACAATGATTAGTGTAAATAACCCTAATATAATTGCGGTGATTCTCCAACGATTATTTTGCATTTCTTGTAACATATAAAAGAATCTATTTTTATCTTCTACTTTTGTCATCTTGGTTTTACCAATAAATAAATTTTTTAAGCTCATTTTTTTTAAGATTTAAAGACACCCTTTTTTATTAATTTTGACACAACTCTTGACGATGCCGTTTCAAGAGCTTTTTTGGTCGAAATACCTATTGTTGATTGATTAAATTTGATACCTTCAACATCCGATAATAGTGATGACGTTTTAACTGTAGATGATTCGCCTAAACCACTTCCTGTATAAATTTCACCCGTTTCAGCGTCCACAAATCTTACTTGTAAACCTAAACGAGTTGTTTGAGTTGTTTTAGCACCATCAGTCGCCTTTATCACCTCATCTTCTGATACTGAAAAGTCATATACTTCGATATAAACAAAATATTTAGCTAAGATTACATTACCTTTAACCTCTATTTTGTTACTTGAAATACCTTTATCAGAAGCCTTGTCTTGAGCAATCATTTTCTGTTTAATTTCCTCTTTATCTTCAGTAAATTTAAATCTATCCGTTGATTCCAAGTATTCTAAAACAATGTTAGCAACCCCTAATCCTACTCTTTTATCTTTAAGTTCAGGATACATTTCATATAGTTCTTCATTGATACCAATTTTAAGAACTTGTATTGGGATTACGATTGTGTCGGTGTAATCCGATACGACAGACATGGATTGTTTCTTTTCAAAATCCGCTTGATATTCTTCAGTTTTTACGGTCCCTATTTGTCCACTTACTTTACAAGAGAACAATAAAATTGGTAACGCAATTAATAATAACTTTTTCATTACCAAGAGTCTTCTTCTTTCTTAACAGGTTTAACTGCAGGTTCTGTTTGAGTCGCAGGTTTTTCAATAATCCTTTCTTTGATGATAGTATTGGTACCACCGCCGTTTTCAACTTTTTGTTTATTTTCTTGATTTTGTTGTACATTAACAATTACAGGTGAAGGCGCAACAGTTTGTTCTGTTTTAGTTTCTTCTTTATCTTCTGAGTGACCCCCGAATAACATTGTTGATAGCCATATACCACCACCAGCAATTACTGTTGTTAATGTTCCGATAATGGTCTTTTTTAAACCTGACCAAGTACCGTCATTTGTTTCATTTGTTTCATTTGTTGTTTCCTCTGACATAATTTTTGTTTTTTATTTAGTTTATTGTTTAAGGCTAAGCGGTCACAATGTGTGACCGCATGTTATTATTTTAAAATAATTCTATTTGTTAATTGTTTGTCACTTCTTTTAAGAACCGCGATGTAAACACCTGCAGTTAAGTTACCTAAACTAGTTTCATATTGATAATCACCCATGGGCATTTTATCATTAACCACTATTTTATATTCAACCCCATTAATACCGTAAACCGATAATTTAACAGGTCCATATTCTTTAACTTCAAATTTAACATTAATATAATCATCCGTTGGGTTAGGGAATACTGTCATGTCGTCAAATCCACCAACGCCAGGGTTAGATAATTTATAAACTTGTAAAATACCGTTTGTTGGTGTGATAGTTAAATCTTTACACGTATTATTACCCGCAAACTTATTTGTGGTCCAAAGAGGACTTGTTGTCCATTGGTCTTGAGGTTGTTTTGTAATAAACTTTAATGTAACAACTTCATCACCATCATTTAATGGTTTTAAATGTGAACTAACATCATATCCCCCCCATGAAATCTCATTGTCATTAGTATTCAAGTAGGTTAACCAACTTGAAGCTGATGATTTTGCATCAATTCCTTTGAAGTCTAATAATGTGTCATTGTATTTTAATCCGAATTGTAATGAACCTAATTTAACACCATTAGTTAACACTTTAATAGGTATATTAACCAAACTACCTTCTTGAACAGATAAGTGAGGTACGTTAACCTCAATAGATGTTGTAGGGAAGTCATAGTCTACTTTAGTGTCAATCACGTTATAAATTTGTGATTCAACACCTGGTTGAGGTGTAATTAAAACTTCAATTGGTGTAACACGAGCCATATGGTAACCTGTACCATTTGCATCGCCAGGAACTAACACATAGAATGTTGGAGAAGAGGCTCCCTCAATAATATTAAATGTAAAGTTAGTTGTTCCAAAAATTGATGATAGATAATTAGTCGATGAACCATTAATTGTCTCATATTCGGATGAGGTAAAGAACTTAACGTCTTTCACACTGTTAGGCCAAACTGAGAATCTACCAGAAATTCTACCAAATACCCCATAAGCGTCAGAAATAGTTAAATTATTATCACCATTAACGTCAGCGGTGTAATAGTCAAAACCTGTAGGTGTTTGTGTACCTAAAACATAGTCGTTAACTTTTTGAGCGTCAGCGGTAGAAATTACGTTACCAACTAACATAGTGTCACCAACAATTTTAATACGAACATCATAACCCGTAGTATCTACCGCAATATTACTAAATGCGAAAACACCACTATTGTTTGATAATACACTTGTTACAGGTGTCCAAGAACCGTTTGGCCTAAGTTTTTTCTCTAAACCAACCGTTAGGTTTTTTGCCCCCGTTCCTGTAACGTTAGTAAATGTACCACTAAACGAAAATGTTTGAGGTGACATAACACCACCAAAGTTCTGTAAAGTTAAAGTATTGTCAGTACCATCTTGATTTGTGGAAATAGAGGGGAATGTGTTAACACCGCTAAATGACATATTATCAACAGATGATAGTGTGGAAAATCCTGTAATATGATTCAACTTCAATTGTACAAAAGCTCCGTCAGGAATTTCGAATGACGATAAACTACCTGTGTAAGATAATGTAATTGTCACAAAACCTAATGATGGGTTATCAACATACTGTAAATACTGAGAATATGACGTGTTTAATGAGGTGACTGTGTTAATGCCAGAAAATGCTAATTTGTCATAGTATACTCTGAATTGTGTCGCGGTAATTAATGTTGTTGTGTTGTTGTAAAAACACAAACCTACGTTAGTAAAACCAACTGCCGACGGCGCCAATTGATAATTAGAATCTAACGTAACAAAAACTCCACTTGTCGTGGGTGTTGGACATGTTTGAGCATATCCAATTAGGGTCGTTGCCAAAATGACAAACAAGGTTACTAGTTTTTTCATACTTATTTTTTTAGTTTATTTATTTCACTCTTGACAATAAATATTCTTTGTTTATAATATCGACCGTATTTTTACTATTTATTATTAAAAAAAACTATGAAATACCTTTTATTAATAATATTGTTTTTTTGTACGTTAGAATCTACCGCACAAATTAAGATTGAGGATGTTGGGGATAATTGGAAATATAAGGTTACTGAAGCATTACTTTTAATAAAAAGTACTGACTCAGAAAAGTATTTGACCTTAATCGAGGTTTGTAATCATATATCTTTTTGGAATGGTGGGTTTTCGACAACAGAAGATTCTAAGACCATTATGATATCTCAAAAGGATATGAATTTTAACTCAATAAATAATATTGCCGCGATATTAGTCCATGAATCAAAACATTTGTTTTTCTTAAAACATAATTGCTCTCTACCGCCAAATGATGAAGAGATTGTTTGTTATCGATATGAATTAAATTTTTTGGATAAAATTCCAAATGTTGAGCCTTGGTTAATTCAGAACGCAAAAAATAAAATAAAATATTACTAAAGTTTAGATTAAACTTTTAATTTTTTAATACTCAGGATTTCAACCCCCTTACCTCTATTTTTTAATGTAACTTCATTCTCATTCGGATACAGGATATTGTTATGAATGGTACTATTAACGTCAATTAATTCTTTGTTGGCAATTACCGTCATTATAAAATATTTGTCACCATATCCGGTTAAGTAAGAATGTGAACCCACTAAATCTTTTTGACTTGTTGAGTAATGAGAACCAGGGTAAGTTGTGTTGACATTATTTTCATCATCAATTACAACTATTCGATATAATTTTACAGGGTTAGGTAAATTTTCAACATATTTAACTAAACTACCCAACTCAAATTGAGAATCCTCATAATTAAACCCCATATCTTTTAATGCGTTTAACATTAATTTTTTATTAACACTTTCCTTAATAATGTTTAATAGTTTCATATTAATAAATATAAAAAAAGTGGATTATATTATAACCCACTTAGTTTTGTTCTCTTAACGCCATTAGTAACTGGCGGTTTTTTATATTTTATCTCAACCTCATAAGGGTTAATCATACTTATTTTTGAATTGTATTTCCAAATACTAATCGTATCTTCATCTTCGTAGACACGTTCCCATTTTTTATATTCAATTTCGTTTTTATTTATTGATTTCTTAATCATACAGTAAAGATACAAAATTTTTAAATAATCGCCAAATTAACTTGATTTAAATTCCACGCTCTTGACAATCTTGTCATACCAATGCCACCACCAAACCTTGGAAAAAAATTAAATGATAGGAACTCATTAAGTTCTGACTCAACTCTGTCTCTTCCAAATAGTTCAAACAACTTGGCGGAATAACCGCCACGTTCAATAGTATAAAAGTTATGTCTCATCTCTTCAGGGTCACAACTTCTTTCAGCACTTCCAATAGTCTCTTGTCCGTAAAGTATTACATCAACTTTATTAAAAATACTATTTTCGTTATGTTTCATATTCCAAAATGGATTTGTCCTCAATGGAAAATTCTGAAGTGAGATAACTGAACTTTTTTCTTTCCACATTCTTGATTCATGTTCATCTTCTAAAATTGGAATCCCTCCGTATTCTTCACACACATCATCATAATTAACTTCTACAGGTTTATCAAAACCTAAATAATTTAAAAGTTCCAATTCAAGTTTTACCATATCTTCCATAACACCTTTAGACTCAAATTCAAACATTGGGAATATTAGTTCGTGTCTACCATGGATAGGATTTTTTTCCTGTCTATACGAAGTTGATATACAGAACACTCCGTTCCATTCAGGATTTTTAAGTAACTCATATTCTAACCACATCTGACCTGTCTGTGGTAATGGCCAAACTTCTCCATTATATTCAAAAGTGGCAATTGAATGTGGGTTTTCACATGCCGCCAATATTGATAACCTTGATTGTGTTGGTACCTCTATAAATCCTTTATCAAGGAAAAATCCTCTCATCTTTTGTACTAGTTCATTGTAAGTTTTTGTGTCTTTCATTTTTTGTTTTATTTATTTTTATTTATTTTTCACATATGGGCAAAAAAAATCCCATCAATAAATGATGGGATTATTAAAGGTGATACCTTTTATTATATTGTTTTCACAGTTTCGGTTTGGCCCGTTTTGTTTCATTAAAAATAAATATATTCTTAAAATAATAAAAGTAAAATAATTACTATTTTTTTACGTATTTATTTTTATTTGTCATAAAACTGACAATTTGTCAGTTTTTTTGTTTTGGCACAATTATTTAAGATTTTATTTAGGAGCTTGACTCTATAAATTTTATTATATATTATTACACAAAACATTATTTAACTATGGGAAAAATTATTGGCGTAGATTTAGGGACCACAAATTCATGTGTGGCAGTCATGGAGAATGGCGAACCTGTTGTGATTACAAACAGTGAAGGGAAAAGAACCACACCCTCAATAGTGGCATTTATTAATGGCGGAGAAAGAAAAATTGGTGACCCAGCAAAAAGACAGGCGGTTACAAACCCGACCAAAACAATTTCATCAATTAAACGTTTCATGGGGACAAGTTATGACGAGGTTAAAAAAGAATTGTCTAAAGTTCCGTATTCAATCGTAAAAGGAAACGGGAACGTTCCTAGAGTGAGTATTGATGATAGAAATTACTCTCCACAAGAGATTTCTGCAGTTGTTTTACAAAAAATGAAACAAACCGCCGAAGATTATTTAGGCGAGAGTGTTACAGAAGCGGTTATTACGGTACCCGCGTATTTTAATGACGCACAACGTCAAGCAACCAAAGAAGCTGGTGAAATAGCAGGTCTAACGGTTAAACGTATTATTAACGAACCTACCGCCGCAGCATTAGCATATGGTTTAGACAAAATGTCTAAAGATATGAAAATTGTTGTATTTGACTGTGGTGGTGGTACACATGACGTATCAATCCTTGAATTAGGTGGTGGTGTATTTGAAGTGTTGTCAACCGATGGTGACACTCACTTAGGTGGAGATGACTTTGACCAAGTGATTGTTGATTTTATGGTCGATGAATTTAAAAAATCAACTGACGGTCTTGATGTCACTAAAGATTCTATGGCGTTACAACGTTTACGTGAGGCTGCGGAAAAAGCAAAAGTTGAGTTATCGTCGTCACTTCAGACAGAAATTAATTTACCGTATTTAAGTGCCGACTCAACAGGTCCTAAACACTTAGTAACTTCTTTATCTCGTGCCAAATTTGAACAATTGGCGGATTCATTAATTAAACGAACAATCAAACCTTGCATAACCGCAATGTCAAATGCAAACATTACTATCGGTGAAATTGATGAAATAATTTTGGTTGGTGGTTCTACCCGTATTCCCGCAATTCAAAACGCGGTTAAAGAATTCTTTGGTAAAGAACCTTCAAAAGGAGTTAACCCTGATGAGGTTGTCGCTTTAGGTGCCGCAATTCAAGGTGGTGTATTGGCTGGTGATGTTAAAGATGTATTACTATTAGATGTTACTCCATTGTCATTAGGTATCGAAACCATGGGAGGAATTTTTACAAAATTAATTGAGTCTAACACAACCATACCAACCAAAAAATCACAGGTATTCTCAACTGCGGTAGATAACCAACCAACTGTAGAAATTCACGTATTACAAGGTGAACGGGCAATGTCAAAAGATAATCGGACTATTGGTAGATTCCATTTAGATGGGTTACCACCATCAATGAGAGGTATTCCTCAAATTGAAGTTATCTTTGATATTGATGCGAACGGTATTATAAATGTATCTGCGGTTGATAAGGCAACAAGTAAAAAACAATCTATAAGAATTGAGTCGTCTTCAGGTTTATCCAAAGAAGATATTGAAAAAATGAAACTTGAAGCGGAAGAAAATGCGGAATCAGATAAAAAAATAAAAGAAGATGTCGATACTTTAAATTCTGCGGACAGTACTATTTTCCAAATGAATAAATCATTAGAAGATTTAGGTGATAAAATATCTGAAGAAGATAAAACTGAGATTACCACAGGCATTACTAAGTTAAAAGACGCACACGGTAAAAAAGAAATTGACTCAGTTAAACAAATCATGGAAGAGTTAACTCAGAAGTTTCAAAAGATTAGTCAGGATTTATATGAAAGCGTAAATCAAGAGAATAATGACGGTGCAATGGACGCGTCTGATGTTGAATTTGAAGAAACTAAGTCTTAAATAACTAAATTCTTTTTTAAAGTTTTAAAATCCCGACTACACAATCGGGATTTTTTTATAAACCCTACAGAGTAAGGAAAATCTTCCTCCTACCCATATTAAAATAAGAACAAATTTACTCTTCTTTATTTGCGTCTTTAATATTCTTTTTTAATGAGGTAAATTTATCTACAGATGATAAACCAAGACAACCAAATGCAAGTAACGCCACCGCGTTAACTAATGTGTCTGATGGTTTAATGTCTCCATTAGTGTAACTATTTACATATAATGTAACACATAAAGATAACCCCGCAATAATACCAACAAATCTTTTTGAGGATGGTGAACCTGATTCGTCTTTAAATAACCCTGAAACCCAATTAATAATTTTTTTCATAGTGTTTTTCTATATAAATATTTACATTTTTTCTTTTGTACTTACAATTAACGACCTTGTCCTCGGTAAGATTTTGGTTTTTTTCCTTTAGGCCCAAATTTTCTTTTGTGTTTACCACCTTTTTTTTTACCAAAAGTTTGTTTAATTGAGTCTGTTGATGCTTTTGTTTTAGCCATTTCTTTTAAATTTTAATTTGTTTATTAATCACATATAAATACTATTTAATTGAAATAAAAAAAGGGTCCCAAATAGGACCCTTCTTTTTTATATATAGAGGCTCTCGTGATGAGAGTGATAGTGTTAATAAATACGTGTTATTTTAAAAAAATCAACTCTACAGGTCTAATTAACCACTTTTTTTTTAAGTTTAGAAGTTTGTAACCATTTTAATTTGTTAAAACTATTATTGAGACGCAGTTTTTGTTCATTAGAGATATTTTTATCCCATTTCTTAATAAAATTATTAAATACATTTTGACTAACAATAAGTTGTTCAATGTTTTCGCAAGACTCTAATACTTTGATAACCCAACCGTATTCCCCTTCAAATTTTAAAACTTCCATAGACATTATTTTTGTAAAGATACCATAAATAATTAAATAATTACTTATTTTTTCATTTTATTTAACATGTCCATCGCTTTTCTAAACTCACCAATTGAGTTTTTTAAGTCAGGCATAACGTTTTGTAGTGGTGGGACGCCATCACCATGTGTATTCATTGGAAGACCCTGTTTGAATGTGCCTATTATTTTAGATAGTTTGACTCCAACTTGTTTCCACCATAAATAAACTGTAATCCAAATAACTATTAAGACGATTACTAAGATTGTTAATATAACATTTAAATACATAATTTTTTTTATTTAAATATACATGATTTAAGATTATATGTCAAATTATAAATTGATTTATTATTTAACCCACATATATTTAAGTTATGAAAAAATGTCTCGAAATTTTATTAAATAAGATTTTTAAATCTGATTTGGAACTACTTTTTGGTGTGGGCAGTTATGTCATAGTAAACTACGTAAAGTACTCAACCAATAATCACACTTTTGTGGTTGATTGTAAATTATTCATTAATAGTATTGAATTAACCGAAGGAGTTTATCCTGATGGACTTAACCTATTAACTGAAGAGTCATGGAAATTTATGGGAATCAAACAAAATATATCGATAGTGTCATCTATTGATGTTATATGAACTCAATAGGGGGTACGATAATTGCACCATCCTTAACAAAATCATTAAATACTTGCTCAACAATCTCATATCTATGTAATTTTGGATATTTATTTAATTCGTTAATTATTTTTTTACCAAATTCATCAAAAACATTTGAGTTATGCGCCAACCAATACATTTCTTCTACTAATTCTTCATTTAACATATCACTTAGGGGTTTACGGGGGGTTATTTTTAATAAATATAACTTATATTATTTTTTAAATCAAAAAAATATTTGATTATTTGGATTGTTAGACTTACATTTATTAAAAATAAAATAAATTATGAGAAAAATTCAAAATGGTGATACTGTAAAAGTTCACTACACAGGAAAATTAGAGGATGGAACAGTATTTGATTCTTCCTTGGTTGAAGGTCGCGAACCATTGGAAACTGTTTTAGGAGAGGGACAGTTAATTAAAGGTTTTGAAGCTGGATTAATTAACATGTCTGAAGGTGAGACTAAAACCGTCGAGATTGAATCTGTAGATGCTTATGGGGATTTTAACCCTGCATTGATATCGGAAATTCCAATAACAAACGTACCTGAAGGTGTTAAAGAAGGTGAAATGCTACAAGGTATGGGGCCTATGGGACCTGTTAATGTAAAGGTAACCGAAGTTAAGGAAGACGTAGTTGTTCTTGACGCTAATCACCCATTAGCAGGTAAAAAATTAATTTTTGACTTAGAAGTAGTTGGTATCTCTTAAGGAGGTACTAACTATTTTTTTGTTAATAAGTTTGTTAATAACCAAAAAACTTAGTACATTTGTAGAAACCTTTAAATTTTAAACCATGAAAGAAAAAATCAAAGTACTAGTAGAATCAATTAAAAAAGTTTTAAAAAATGCAGTTGTTTATTCAATTATTATTTGTACAACAGTGGCGTCTTTTTTTGTAGGTATTTATTACAATAAATCCACAACTAAAAAAGAAAAACCGACCTATCAAGTCACTAAAGTTTTAAGGTCTAATGTTAACTTGGCGATTGATGAAAGTAACAATTTGATTGTTATTGATAATAAAACAGGGAATTACACTGTTTATCAAGATTCAATCGGAATAACAATCTTTAAATTATACGCCAAAAATGTTTGGGGTCAACACACATCATTAAACAATGTATACCAATAGTTATGAACTTACGAACTATCTTCTTATTTTCAATTACCGTTATTTCTTGTTTAGTGATTCTATCATCAGTGTCAAGTCTTAATTCAACAACTGAATCTAATTTAGAACCTTGTATTGAAATTGGTAAGTCAAGTGGTATTAAAAACTCACCAACTTCCCTTAAAATGCACGAACTAATTGAAAAATATTCGGATATATATTCAATACCTAAGTACATCGCATATAATATTGCGTTTTTAGAGACTCGATACCAAGGACCGTTTCATTGGTCATATAACCCGAGTAGGACTTCACCTGTAGGTGCCGTGGGTCCAATGCAAATTATGCCAGCGACGGCAAAACTAATTAATAAAACTTCTGTACCTGTTAATAAATTACGTAATGACATTGATTTGAATATTGAAATTAGTATGAAGTTATTACGTAGGTTATACAACAAATATCCAAATTGGGCGATTGTGTGTGGTTGTTATAATACTGGTCGACCAATTATTAATGGGTATGCTAAGTTTTGTTCAACAAATAAAGATTATCAAAAAAATTGGAATTACTTATTGGAAAATTAATCACTGATAGAGTTGTACTTCAGTGTCAGGAAACAATTTTTCAAATTTTTTAATTAAGATACCGGCACCAGAGTTAGCCTCGTTTTCATTTCTACCACCAATATTAGGCCCTTGGTCTCTCTTAAGAATAGTTCTTTGGTGTTCATGAATCCATTCATGGGCCAAAGTTCTTAAGATATCTCGATTAATTCTACCTTTAGAAAGGATTTTTAATTCATTATTATTGGTTCTACTACCAGTGGTCATATCTCCTTTTCGTTCACCTAAAAATAATACAGTAATATTATTTTTTAATGGAAATTCTTTCTGAATAAATTTTATAAAATCATTAAATAAAGTATACTCGTCTTTTGGTATTTCTGAATTAATATGTTTAATAGTTACTCTCATTGATAATAAATACTTTAAAAAAAATAATAACTTATTCTTAATAACAAAGTATTTATAGATATATTTTTATTAAATGAAAAAATTGATTATTAACGAATCCGAAAAAAGAGAAATTAGGTCTCTATATAATTTATTTGAAGAAGATGACTTTGTTACAAAAATGATTAAAGCGGCATTAGCCGGTGTTGAGGGTAAATTAAACCCCTCTAACCCTAATAACCCATCATCAACTAATAGTGTTGACGATGATTCAAAACCAACGAGTGATGATTCAAAACCAACAAATGATGATTCAAAGCCAACAAATGACGACTCAAAACCAACGGGTAATACAGGTAAAGTTGTTTTAAAAGGTAATTTTGACTCAACACAGAAAGCTAATATTGAGTTAATGATTAAATACATGAATAAATCAGGAATCAAAGACCCATTAACCCAAATTGGAGCTTTATCTGTAATATCTAAAGAATCAAATTTTAGACCAAAATCTGAAGTATCTTACGCCAACACATCAAATTCAAGAATTAGAAAAATTTTTGGGTCTAGAGTTTCAAAATACTCAGACAGTGAAATGGACTCTCTTAAAAAAAACCCTGAAAAATTCTTTAACGTAGTGTACGCAAAGACAGTTGGAAACCAAGGTGGTGGTGATGGATGGAAATACCGAGGTAGAGGATTTAACCAACTAACAGGTAAAAAAAATTACGAAAAATATGGTAATATGATTGGTAAAAACTTAGTGGGAAATCCTGACTTAGTTAACGACCCAACAGTTGCTGCGGAAATTGCGGTTGCATTTTTTACTAAAGGTAAATCAGGTAATGCATTTCCTAAATTTAAAAATAAAACTGAGGCGGCAACTCATTTTGCCGATATAAATTCTGGCGGAGGGGCTAGTCGTCATAGGTCAGACGCAATTGCTGCAGTTGAAAAATTTGACGTTAAAGATATTACTTAAAACAAGTATTATTCTTTTATTAATCATCTAAGTTTAAATTGGATTCATTTAATATATCTCTGATAGAGTCTCTTACCTTATAAGCCATGTCTTGTTCTGCTCCAGTAGCTTCTCTTCCATCAAAAGTGCCGTATTTTGTTACACTTCGAAGTAATTGGTCTAAATCCCACATGGCTAATTTCCATTTAATACCATCTAATGCCGTTCTTGCATCATTTTGTTCTTCAATAGAGTCAAACTCTAATATTATTTTTCCCATTTTTATTGTTCTTTAAATTGTTCATATAACCATTCTTCATAAGTAGTTGCATCTGAAATTTCATAGCATCCACAGTTCATTGTTTTTTGTCCCGATTTATAGGCTTCTTTTGCTGATTGATTAGACGCTAAGAATAGTTGTTTACTTTCTATTTCTTTTGATTTAGTTACTATTCTATAAACATCATCTTCAATTGTATCTTCATTTAATGTTCCTGTCATAGCTTGAACTACTAATTTCATGGATTCATCTATCAACCATTCTACTGCTGTCTGTTTCACAATGCACTTTTTATCATTGTTAGTACTTGCAACCTCTCTTCATCTGACATCTTTTTTGGTAGCTCATACTCATCTTTGTTGTCCAACCTACACTGCTCAACCTCTTCCCATAATGACTTGACATCATAACAAATAGGTTTTCCGTCATTAGTAGTTGCTTGGTCAAGTGAACCATCTTTATCTCTCTCCCATAGATACCAATAAATCCAATCTGCTCCTTCCTTACCATAGTAAACCTCTAATAAAATATTAATTACTGAGGTATAGTCATCTGAAAAATTAACAAGGTCTATTTCTAATTTATACAATGCATCCTGCTTGTCTGACTGTTTCCTAATTTTATTAAGGATTTCTGTAAATACTTCTAATTTCATATTATTTTTTTAGTTTCCATAACTCGTAATTACTATTTTTTGTTTTAAATTTAATACAGTCATCTCGCTCCTCAACAATTTCGGTTATTGGAGTTGTTTGCCAGGTAAAGAATTGATTAAATGGAGACATAAGTAGGGAACGTCCAATTGCTGGTTTATCGTATTTAGCCTCAAATCTACCTTTATCGTTAAAATCTAACCACATTATTTCTTTAGATTGGTTAGTTAATCCATCATGTTCACGAACTAATTTCCAATTAAATTCATTTTCAATTACTCCTTGCTCAACAGCAACCTTTAATACATTATCTTCTGTTAATGTCATTGGTATTTTAGTTTGTTTAATCTTGCTCATTTTCTAATTCATCTAATAGTTTTTATAATCTATTGTACGACCATTTTGAATGTCAGCTTCACTCATTTCAATCATCAACTTTTGCTCTTTGGTCAATTCATTTTCAATTACTTTTTGATTCTGTTCCCATTCTAATTCATCTAATTGTTCTTCTAATCTTTTGACGCTACCCCAAATAATTCTAGCGGTTGGGTCTATTACTTTAATTTGTTCAACTAATTCGTTTTGCCTGCCTCTGCTGTAAAATCCACGTTCAATATCATTAGCCAAGTTTTGGATGTGTTCTGGTGCGTGAATAGAAATACGGAGGTCATAAGATTCCCATTTAGTTTTCCAATCAACGAAAGCGATTCCCTTAGTTAATTTGTTTAATAAATTATGTAATTTACGATTACGAACTCTAACAATTGAACGGTCACTACCAAATACATGTAAGAACCGTAGAAACCATCTTGGACACCATTTTGGTTTTGCTTCATAGTCCATTGCCAATACCAGCGGATAAAGAGCTTTGTAGTAGACGCTGTCTTCTTTATAGAAAGTTATTCCAAGATATCCCCACTTTTCTAGTTTCTTTGGAAAAAAGATATACCGTAAGTCACCCAACTCAATATTACGAGTTTGTATATACCTTTTCTTACGACCTTTCCAAAACAGGATGGAATACTTAAGACTGTCCATACGTTCTTTAAACGTTGGTGATTTATAAAATTTACTATCTTTATTTCTTTTCATAGTACAAATATAATGATTGTTTTTAAGAATAACAAGTAAATTTTAAAATAGTTACATAATATCTATAACCATTTTATTTCATTTGTTATTGAATCCCATTCAACACTAACAGGTAGATTAGTGTAATCATATCTCTCATTTAATACTGAAGCATTAATAAAGTGTGTGTGTCCATTATAATAATATCCTGAACTTCCATGTATGTGTCCAAACACATGAATCTTTGGTTTGAGTTCATCTACTCGATGACGTAACATTTCACATCCTACTCGTATACTTTGTCCACCTGGAATATCTAAATGTCCAAATGGTGGTCCGTGTGTAATCAGTATGTCTGTATCGTCAGGTATATCATCCCACTTTGCTTTCATTACTTCTCCATTTCGAGGTAAATTAAAAGCCCAATTAAAGAACTCAGGTTGCCAGGGTGAACCATATAACTTAACCGAAGAGTCATCCTCCATATCATAAATTGAGAAACCTTCGTCTTGAAGATAAATTAGATTTGTATAATCTTTTATAGTTAATGAACTCCAAGTAGGGTCATTCTCTAAAATACGGTCGTGATTTCCTGCGATAAAGATTTTTTTATCATAACCTTTTATAGAACTAAACCAATCTAAGAATTCAATTACTTCTCTTTTATGATATCCACTGTTCATAAAATCACCAGCATGTATTAGTATATCACCACCTGGTAAATCATTTTCACAATACCGGTGTTTTGAGTGAGTATCACTAATAAATGTTATTATTTTTTTCACCTCACAAATATAAGAAAAATAATTTAAAATTTAAAATAAAAGTACAAGAGTTTTTAACGGATTGGTTTATTCTTTAATTAATGGTTTTCTGCTTGGTAAGGTACCATGCAATACTACTTTATCTATTCTTGAATCAATATATGATTTTGTTTGTATGATTTCTTTTTCAAGGTCATCTTCTTTCCTGTGATGAAAATCATCTACATGTCGAACTTGATTCATTATTGTTTGTTCAATCATATTAATATCACGATGTGTAGATTCAAGTAATTGTTGAATATGTTGCCTTTCGTGGTCAATTGATTGATATACTTCTTCAATCATTTTTTCAATTGTTATTGTTTGTTTTTCTAATTTGTTTATCTTAACCATACCTAGAACTAAAGCAATTAATAATAATATTGCTGCAATCGTAAGCATACCTAAAACATATGATGTTATTTCTATCATGTTTTTTAAATTTTATTTATTTTTATGTCAAAGAACTCTTGTACTGTCCCCATGTAGAATTTTAAATCTATATGGGTTTTAATCATTTAATTCTGTAGTGAATCTATTGTATAAGTGTAATCGATATGTTCCTGAGTTATCACATTACTTTTATATTCTGTATCACAAGAAAATAAAATATATCCTAACGTAATTCCCGCTAGTAAGTGTAAAATTGAGTAATAAATTATTTTGTTCATATTGTTTTAATTTGATAATTGTTAAATTTTTTATTTTTACTTAAAACTCTCCATCTTATTGTAACCATTGGGATGTTAAGTATTTTAGATGCTTCACGGTGTTCCTAAAATTAATTAGAAAGTTGCATTTTTATTGTCGGGTGACTTTGATAATTCTCTAAAATAATATCATCCAAAGTATATTCCGAAATGTCATTAACAACCCTATCAGATATTTTTACTGTTGGTAATTCATATGGTTCTCTATTTAATTGTTCCTTGATGGGTTCAATATGGTTAAGATATAAATGAACGTCTCCGCCATTGTAAATTAATTCGTCAGGAACCATATTAACTTGTTTAGCAATCATCATCAATAATAATCCGTATGATGATAAATTGAAACTCAACCCCAATCCTACGTCGGTACTTCGCATATTAAACATTAAAGAGATTGCTCTAGTTGGGATGTTTGAATTATCTAACATTTGATGAGTATATGGTGCAAAAGTACGAGCAATACCATCCCTTTTCTTTCTATATTTAGTTCTCTCATCTAAACTCAACTCTCTTGTATAAACTTGAAATCCATAATGACAAGGAGGAAGAACCATTTGGTCTAATTCACCCACATTCCAAGCATTAACCATTAATCGTCTTGAGTCAGGATTTGTTTTAAGGTCGTTGATTAGGTTTGCGATTTGGTCTATAACCTTTTCCCCAACTAATGTATGTAGACCATTGTGTCCTATTGTTACATTTTCACCTGTACCCCAACTTCTCCACTGTTTACCATAAATTTTTCCAAGGTCACCCCACTTGTTAGCAAACTCATCATCTGTTTTTATTTTCTCAACAAATTCTTCTTGTGTTGAACATTTTACTAATTGACCAGCTTGTGAACTCATTAAATCAACAACGCTTTCAGCTTTGTAAGCTGGGTTATTTATGTAGTTCTTATAAGCATCTCCTGTCCAAATGTGACAATTATTATCCACAAGGAACTTAATATTTGTATCACCACGTAAGAACCATATTAATTCTGTAACGATTGATTTCCACGCCATCTTCTTTGTTGTGAGTAATGAAAAACCATCTTTCATTTTATGTCTAATTTGTCTACCAAACACTGAAAGAGTACCACCGTTTCTTGTTTCTTTTTTTACACCATTATCAAGGATGTCTTGTAAGAGTGATTGGTATTGTTTATCCAAGTTATTATTTTTTATATCCATATTTTTTATTAGTTCGTATCGTTCAACTTGTGGTTTTACTACAGTGTCTATAATATGTTGTGCCTTGCGATTGAATTCTTCTACATCTATTTTCATTAGTTCTTTACGTTTTTCAGGATGTCTCCACTTACCATAGTTAGACCATTTATTCATAACTTTCCAATTGATTTTCGTTGAATATGTGTAATAGTCCATATTCATCCATTTCACCTATCACCCGGATTTCACCACCGATTGTTTCAAATACACCTACGATTGTACAAGGAAATTTATAACCTTTTGGTTTGTGTGCCTTATCACCAACCTTAAATTTTGTTTCTGTTTGATTAATGACACCGTTTAGTTGTTTAACCTCATCAATATAACCTTGTTTTATATAAACACCCCAAGACCATCTTAAAAATGATACCTGAATGCCAAATGATTTTGCAGGTTTCCCATTCTCAAGAAACATTTGACTATCATACCAAATATTAACACAAGGTATAATCCATATCATACCATCAATTTTAACCAATCCTGAAGTTTCAAAAAACCATTTCATATCTATACTTTATTAATTCCAAATTCGTGACCAGTAAATTTAGTAAAATAGTCAGTTAAACACAAACCTTTATTGTCAAAATCTTCACATCTGATATCGACAAATACTGCTGTAGTATCTAAAACCCATTCACCATCCTCATTGAGTTTATTTTTTGATAAAATTTCATAACTAACTACCTCAATTTTTTGGTCGGGAAACAGTTTAGTAATCATTTTTTCAAATATATCACGTTTCATAACTAAATTTAAACGATTTTTATGGTTTAATCAATAAAAAATCAAATTAACTTGTATTATTAGATTTTTTGACGTAAGTTTGTAGAGTTAAAAATAAGTTAAACCAAAAATAAAAGAAAAAAAATGGCAACAAAAGGAGGATTACGTGGACGTTACATTTGTAAAGTTGGATTTTACGATGTTTATGCAAAAGACACATTAAAAACAGTAAAAACCAAACAAATTGTTACATCAACAGATTATTGTTTGTATCACGCAAAACAATTGAAGGAGAAAGGTTTAAAGTCAAAAGAATTAGCAATTGCGAAAGCAAAGGAATTACTTGGCGAAAAATACCAATTACAATACGGTCTCTAAAATAACGAGGTAGTTATTAGTAATAAGTCAAAAAAAAACACCTAATTATTAGGTGTTTTTTTTAATGGTTTTTTAATCGATAGTCTTTATAGACGTAAGTTATTGAATCACCAACTTTATATATATCTTTTCGTTTTGTTGTAAATTTATCACCAGAACTAAGATGCACATAATAACTTGGGTCATAATCCATAAAGTAAATTTGAGGATTTTTGGTTATACTGTCAATAACGTATTTTTTAACTAAATCGTTTTTAGTTATTCCAGGTTTATCAACACAACTTGATAATATTAATAATGATAACAAATAAATTAATTTCTTCATATATAAATTTTTTTATAATATAGTGATTTTTTAAATAAATTCAATTACTTTAACCCTAAAATACCTGTAAGATACGTATTAACTTCACCTGAACTATTTGAAGTTGATTGAGGTTCCGTTGATTGAGGAGCAACCGTAGTCACATCTGTTGTAGTTTGTGTAGGTGTTTCAGTTGTTGTCACCACATCAGATTCTGATTTTTTACCTGATTTAATGTCAGACATTAAATTAACCAAGGCCGCGTCCGCGTTTGCTTCCGTACTATATTCAACCCAATATTTAGTATAATCCTTAAATAATGGGTCATTTGGTGTTTTAGAAGGGTCTTTATCTTGTTTAGGACTAAATGTTTGTACGAATATCTTCCACTTTTTAGATGTTGGGTCTTGAGCGGTATACCAGTTATTTGAGTCTTTATCTCTTTCTTCTCTACGTTCTTTAATCAAGAATCTATTTTCCAATAACATATTGGCCTCTTGTATTTTTCTTTGTTTTGTAAAACTTCTATTCATAGTTAATTCTTTTGTATATAAGTATCAAAGGAAATTGAAACAGGGACAAAATTGTCATCTGGTATACCGGACGGAAAGCTTGATGTCCAATATATTATATATTCTTTAGGTAAAAGAAGATATAATTTATTTATATATTCGTTAATTTCTCGGCCAAGATTATAATATTTTTCAAATATTTCATCTCTTTCTGAACTATTAAAATTAGGGGTACCATCTTTATTACCTATATAAGATGCCATTGTTCCAACCGAATGATTCTCAGGGTCTTGTAATAAATCTTTTTTCCAATAATTTAAAACACCATAATCAAATTTGTCCGCAAGTTCAAAAAAATCAATATATATATCAACGTATAAATTAACAAAATATTTCTCATATATTGGTGACAATCTCCACCCTTTAATTAATGGGTATTTTTTAATTGCCTTATCAAAGACCATGTCAAGACCTCTAAGTTGTTTTTTTGTAAAATTATTATTTCTTCTTGGTTCAGGCATTTTATTCTATAGTTTTAATATTGATATCAAAATGTTTATCAAACCAAATTTTAAATGGTTTTTCCCATCTATCTCCAAACATGTTATCTAATAAATCTTTTTGATTTCCGTTTTCAAATTCTAAAATTGGTGATTTTGCCAATAAAATATGATTAACATTTCTCATTTCAGTTGTAACCCAATAATTTTGTCCATACCACCTAAATAAAACTTCGTCATCACCATAATCACCTAAGTAAAATACTGCGGCGTCATCAGTTTCATTACCATAATCATCCTCTATCATTGTCCAATGGATATTATTAACATCAAACATACTGTCAAATTGTCTGTTAATAATATCATTCAGTCTATTTTCCTGTATTTTAATTTCCATAATTAAAAATTTTGATAAACCACAGATTCATGGTCAATATATGTATTATTTTTAGGAAATTCTTTAATTGACTTTGCAGAACACGATAATGGTCGAACACTATCAATAGTCACAGGTTGGTATTTTTTCATCACCAACATTTTATTTTTTGGGGCGACAAATATTAAATAATCAATATACGAATCATTAAAATAAATTTGATTCTTTTTGAAAACTTTAAACCCTCCAGGTTCTTTAATACCAGGATTTGAAAGGTCACAAGGTGTTTCTTTTAATTTTGTAATACTACCAACACTTTTAACTTGGAATTTAAATCCTTTTCCGTCTTTTTCCATGATGATATCAACACTTAATTTGGTGTCAATTGGACTTCCTTCGTCAGCAATAAAAATAACTTTATATCCTAACTTAACTAATTCGTCAACAACAAACAATTCCGTTTCATTACCCTTCAACGTATTTCTCCTGTTGTTCTCAACATATTTGTCAAAATTACCTTTAAGGTAAGTTTGATAAAAATCTTCAGGTTCTTTTGTCATTCTATCGGCTAAATCTAAAATAACGGTCTTATCATTCTTTTTAAGGTCCTCAACTATCTTACAGATACATTTTCCTTCCCCAACCAAAATATCAACAACAAGAACAGATAAATCACTATAATTTGTGTTTAATTTGTTAATCGGAGTCCAGTTGCCGTCATCATCATAAACCATCTTAATATTCATTAATTCATCAATTTTTTCATCCGAAAAATTAAAATATTTTTTTAAAACATCACTATCTTTTTTATACTGTTTTGATTCTTTGTCTAAAGACACCTTATGTCTATCTAGTATCAAATCAATTGGTTTACGGAAAGTATTTTTAGTGCCAACATTGTTCAATAAGGTTTTTAACTCAGAGACGCATTCCTCAGTTAAACATACTTTGTCAAATTGTTTTTTTGTTATAATAACTTCCATATTAATAAATATACCACTATTTATTTATATGGGTATTACAGGGATAGAAACTTCATTAAAAATGTTTGAAAAATTTTTATCATCAGAAGGTGGTGTTAAAATTGCCAACAAATATTCAGATGATATAATATTTGGTTTGGATGAAAGTCAAACAATACCCTTAACCCAAAAATTATACCCCAGCGGAATATATCATATATACATTGAAATTTTATTTAATGTGGAATCTAAAGTAATGATTAATTGGAAAAATCAACCGTCAACTATATCTATAGAATTAGATTTAGATTCTTGGTTACCAGTTTTTGGTTTCCCGTCAAATGTCGTAACTAAAATTATTGGTTATCGTAAAGTCAATTAACTCATTAATTTATTAAGGGCTGACATAATTCTTCTTTGACCTTCCTCTAAGTGTTTAATTTTACCAATCTGTTCTTGGTTTAATTCTAAACTCTGACCTTTAATCTCTTGGATTTGATTATGTAGTCTTGTGTGGTCATTTAATAATTGACCGTAAATTTCTGCTTTTTGTGTTTCGTTCATAATATAAATTTAAGTAATGTATTTTAATAATAAAGTATTAATCTTGTTCACAGGTTACAGAATTAACTGGCCAACCATAAGTTTTAATAAATTAATTTTATCCGTTAAAATCCCATAATTTCTTTTCGTTTAACAATATCGGCAATGTCCAAATAATAATCTTCAAGGTCTCTTTCACCTGATTTTATTTTGTCAATAATTTCTTGTCTTGTATATAGTGTATTTTGATTGATGAAGTCAATCATTTCATTATCAGTAATACCTTCAGGTTTAACTTGTTCATGTACACATTCGTGGTCCCCACTTGTTGTATCAATTTCTTCAATAGATAAACCTGTTTCACCAACAATCCGCTCAAATTTAGGTAGCATAGTGTCTTCATACCATTCTTCAAATACGTGTATAACAAATGACTCTTTAACGCTGAATATTGATTGAATTGTTTTAACAAGATTTTTTGAAATAATTAAATGCCCCTCTTGAAAATTGCCGTCATCAAAATAATATATTGAGGTGATAGTTTCTGTACCATCAACACACCAATCTTCACGAAGGTTACCGTAGTTACGAGATTTTTGGGTTATTGTTCTTTTGCCTTTTGATATGTATTGGTTTAAATATTTTTCAATCCCTGACTGTAAAACGGGACTACTTTTCATAAATTTTTTATATTGTTCTTCCGTAATAACAAAATTTAATTTATTTCTACTTTCACCTAATTTTTGTTTATCATACCACAACTTTTGATTTTCATAACTATCGATAGTTGAGTTAGACATACTAACTCCGCCCCTCAAATGTTCACCAAACAAATTACTAACAAATTTTTTAGCCTCTCGGCTAATGGTATATAAAAATTCAGAATCTTTCATTGAGAACATATCTTTCATCATCAAAGTAATATGTGCAACGTTACCATACTTACTTGGGTAGACATCAACTTTTATTCCATAAAAGTTTTTAGGTAGTTCAATACCTTTAAAATAAGACTCGACCATTTTTTGAATAGCCTTTTCTAACTTATCATATTTCATATTTTACATATTGGGTAATAAACTGTACATAATCACGTCATTTACCTTAAATCCGTTCTTGTCTTTTAAATTACATAATGGATTCATTAGGATTAACGCATCATCTTGCATTGTCATATTAAGAACTTTACCTAATGTATCCCCTTGTTTGATTTTATATAGGTATATATTTTTTTCTCCTTCCTCTTTAATATCTTTAACTAAATGTTTTTTAGTAAAACAATATTTTGCACCTGGCTCAGTAGGTTTTGGGCCTTTAGATAATATTGCAGTGGCACGACCAATATAATATTCTTCAGGTAGGCTTTGTTCTGATAAAACACGTTTAACAATCCTCATTAAATCAGATTCATTTAACTTTATAACTTTTTTCATAATTAATTTCTTTTATTATAAATATCTATACGTTAGGAAAAATGTAACCATTACTACAACACTAAATTCTTTTAAACTATATTTATTTTTATGAAACAAACCCAACAAGTATTCACCGAAATTTATCTTAACAACTCATGGGGGTCATCTGAATCTAAATCAGGTCCAGGGTCAAGAGTATCATCAAATAAAAAATTATTAAAATTATTAAATGAGTTTGTAGTATCGCATGACATTAAAACAATTACGGACTGTGGATGTGGCGATTTTAATTGGATGAGGTTATTTGAATTTGAAAAACTTGATTCTTACATAGGAATTGATATTGTTTCACCATTAATTGACTCAAATAATGAAAAATATGGGTCAAATAAGGTCTCTTTTCAGTGTTTATCAATAATAGAGGATGAAATACCTACATCAGATTTGATTATCTGTAAAGATGTATTATTTCATTTATCTTATGAAGACGCGTTAAAAACTATAGGAAATATACGTAATTCAGGTGTAAAGTACTTAATTTCAACGACATTTAGTGATTTTTATAATATTGACATCAAATCAGGCGATTGGAGACCAATTAATTTGCTATCAGAACCGTTTTTATTAGGAGAACCTTACCAATATTGGGAAAATATAGAAGAAAGAGATGATAAATACTCAATTAAGAGTATTGGTGTGTGGAAACTTTAATAAACATATTCGTCATTATCAAAGGTAAATATCTCTCCAATGTCACCTAACCCGTCAAAATTTTCTTGAAACCATTGGATTAAATGTTGTTGGATGTCCTCAAACCCATTCATCGAGAACATATTATAGATTTCACCGTACAAACTGTCTTCCATCCATACGTCCATTCCTTGAGAATGTCTGTTAAAGAAGATAATCACTTTTGAATACCCCTCTTTATCTTTAAAATCAGTTTTACCATGACCACCGTGTTTGCTAGTAGTCTGCTCTAAACCTTTAATGGTTTTGGTTAAGTAAGAATCAATTACTTGGTATAATCTATTTTCTGTAATGATTAGTTTCATATTAATCGTTTACAATAATTTTATTAGGATTAAAACCATTTTTCTCAAAATATTTTTTAATTTCTTGTTTAACCATTTGCCTATCTGAGTTATAAGAATTTTGTTTATAAGCAAGGGTCATAGTAAACTTATCTGTGTCTACGTGAACTTTCATTGAGTGTATTGCACTACCTGAAGGTAATTTTTTAAGGTTAGGTTTAATTTGTTTATTAAATATTTCTCTAATAAACTCTTCTCCACCAGTAACTCGAGCATAATAATTAAGTCTAAGTAACCCATGCGATGGACTTCCTAACTCAATCCCCATAAAGTCTTCCAAATATTTTTTTAATTTATTAAAAGCCAGTGATGGGACAAAAATATTGTCACTAATTAACATACTTGGAAAATCAATTTCAAATTCAATACTAACCTCGTTAGGTCTTTTCTCTTCAATATTAAATTTAACGTAATCAGGTATGTTCAAATATTTGATGAGGTAGATTAACTGTTTTTTATATTTTTCAGTAAACTTTTCATTTGGGGTTAATGAGGGTAAAGTCTCAAGTTGTTTTCTAATAATCTCCCTACCTATTTTTGCAAATTTAACGATAGACGAATTGTGATAATAGTTCTCATTCGGAATTTCAGCATCAATTAAAAATTCATTAGTGTATTTTTTAAATAATAAAGACATAGGATAACCACCAATTTCGTCACCGTGTTTTTTCTTAACCCAATTTCTAAAGTACTTAACAAATACCTCAACAAAATCCTCATCAGAGTAGTCATTAATATTAAACTCCTCAAGTAAGACAGGTATAAGATTTTTTAACTCTTCCTCCGTTATTTTTATTATTTTTTTCATTTTATTCTTCAAAATATAATTCAATTAAACCTTCAATATCAATACCTAACATATCAACACCCAAGAGTTCTAATAATTTTGAGTCGTCAATATCAGTATTACGATAATCAATTATCAGACTACCGTATTTCCAATTTTGGTATAAATACTCACCATTTTTAGTACTAAATAAAAACATAGGTCCACCACTATTCAAATATTCGTTAATATCTATTCTTTTAAGAAAAATCTTAAATTTATCAGGTAATTCCTCATAACTTGTTATCATCTGAATTTTATTAGATAGGTCAACGCCCAATCTCTTACTGATGAATGATTTTAGTTTATTTTCTGCTATTAGTACGTTCATTAAATAATTTCGTTAATAAATAGTTTTACGTTCGGGAACCATTCTGATATTCGATACTGAATTTCCCCCCTAACATTATCATAATCTTCTCTACCTGTATTACTATAAATATCGATATAAACACTAATTCCTTTAAACGGTGATATTCTATCGATAACAATTTTATTGATTGAACTAATCTCATCAATTTCGTCCATCTCACCAAGACCCCATTCTTCAGATTCTTCACGTAATGAGTTTAATTCAGAGTCAATTAATCCCTGAATTATCTTATGAATTTTTTCTAATTGGTTATCGTTAATTTCTACTTTCATAATCTTATAATTTCACCATCAATTTTTATTTCACGGACTTCAAGGTTTGAGTTTTTCTCAAACCACTCTTTGAAAACTGGAATCCATAGGTCACCAAATAAAGAAGTTAGTTTATCTGAAACAAAATCCATAATATCCAAACGGTAAAGGAAATCATATCCATCATATTCACCAAGATATTCGTATGCAGGGGTATCGTTAATATAGAAAACATGAAATCCATATTCTTTAACATCTTTTTCATAGAAATCAAATAAATCAGGCCCCCAATTATAGTCAGGATGAATGTTATAATCCAAGTAATTGGTTATAAGATTTTTGACCTTAGAATCGGGGATTATTAATTTCATAATGATAAATAGTATATAAAACAAAAAACCCCAACCTGTTATAGTTGGGGTTTTACTAAATATTAATTGATTATTTTATTATAAAAATATTTAATTACGATTCACTTCTTTCTCTATTACTCTCCCTTTTTGAATAAGAATAACAAGCCAATATTATACCAAGAACCATAACTAATAACGCCATAGTTGCGTTACCTCGGCCAAGACCCATGTATTGGTCATTTATTTCATTTATTTTGGTAAAGAATTTGCTCTGACTCCATCCTGACACTTCACCAGCAATACTGATTAATCCTGCGGCACTTGCCAATCCTCCGACATAAATTCCAAGATTTGAAACAAAATTTTTAACTTTAGATATCAGGTTCTCATTTAAATAAGACTCAGATATTGATTCTTCATCTTCTAATTTATTTATTATTTTTTCAATGTTTACGTTTTCCGCCTTTCTTAATATCTGTGATAATTCTTTATCTGTTAAATCACTAAAAACTTCGTTTTTAAAAAATTCTTTTGATGCGTTAACCGCACTTTTAAATTTAGAAAAAGTATTACCAAAAAAATCTTCATCCATTTCTTGTTCTCTAATAACTCGTTTAACTAATCTTGTTAAATCTCGTTCTGTTAATCTTATAATTCTTGCCATAATATTTTTAGTTTTATTATAAATATGTTAATACATGTAAATCTTAAAATATTTATAAATTAATTTTTTTATTTTAAATAAAATTTGTAAATTTATATAAAAATAGAAATAATGTTAAAATCAAAAAAAGAAGCTAACGAATATAAAAACTGTTCACTTATTAAATTAAAAAGTGTACGTATGATTTATCGTTTTTTATCATATATGAGTTTAGATAATGTAAACTTTTTTTTTACTTTTTTTGTGTTAGGATTTTTTGTTTTTCTTTTTAATGAGGTAAATATTTTAACTTCATCATTGTTTGTTATTTTTCATTATTTTTTCTTTTGGAAATACCTTATATTAAATAAAAAATTTAAACTAGTTAACGATAAAGACAGAGAAGAAATTGAAGAAGTAATTTTTTTCTTGGACGAGTTTATAAAAAACAAAAAACCCCACCAATGAGGTAGGGTTTAAAGTTTTAATTTTTAGTTAGTGTTTTTTCTTTTTCTGAAGTTCCTTACTGTACTCAGAAACGGGAATCGGAGTTCCAACAGGATAAGGGAATCCTACTTTAGCTGCCGTTACTGATGTCTGTCCATTCTTAACGGGAACCGCAACACGTAATGGAATTGCCGCCTCATTAAGTGGACCATATACTTTAGCCAATACAATACCTGTGGATGTAGTATCAAAAACAATACCTGGCATCGCAAACATATTACTCTCACTTGTACTTGGAGAATCCATATTAATCACAAATGACCTATTAACAGGTGTTGACATTTCCCATTCTTTAGTCGAAGGGTTAAACTGAGGAATAGTGGTCAAGGTATCGTAGTACCAAAATAAAGACCATACAGTATTAGTTGTTCCGTCAGGAGTTTGGAAGTTTTTACTCACATTAAACTTTCCGTATGTTCCACTAACACCTTTCATAGCTAAACTAGAAATAGATGGTCCTGATAGTACGGGACATATTGCACATCCTTCATCAAACTCAACACCTTGAACAATAATCTTCTTTCCTGTAGGAACCGCAGCCGATGCCCCACAAAAAGCAAAAGACCCATCATGTATCTTAACAATTTTATCAGATTTAATATCTTCTAACGTTTCAGGTTTTGTTCCTGTATTACAACTAAATAACATAGTAGCCGTAACAATAAATAATAATAATTTTTTCATAAGTTTTTTTATTATAAATATAAACATATAAAGGAAAAAGAAAACCCCACTCTTATTGGGAATGGGGCCATGTAAAATATATGTGTGGGGGGTTATGCTTTTACAGATTGACCTTGATTCTGCTCTTTACAACCGTCAATTGATATCCCTTTTTTAAAATTTTTAACCAATCCCCAAATTGTGTCCCATGTTATTGTGTGTTCACCACTTAAATCTTGATATAATGTTTTACCAAATTTTTTATTATAGGCGTTTAATACGGAACCCATTTGTTGTTGAGTTTTTATTTCAGATAAAACTTTTGTTAAATCGTTAGATACTCCAACCCCTGTCATTGAATTGTGTAGTCGTAATATCCATGATTGAATTGTTTTATCTAATTGGTTTGGTTGACCAGATATCCCTCTTAATTTACCAAATAATTCTAAAGACAATTCACCCGATGATTTATAAGTTTTACATCCTGTTTGAGGGGCATTTCCTACCCCTGTATCGACACTATACCCTAATTCAGGCATGAGTTCTAAACCACCTAAAATTTGTTCCTTAATAACTCGTCTAACAAGTCTTGTTAAATCTGATTCCGTTAATTTTACGATTCTTTTCATATTAAATGTCCCGTTTATCCATCAAGTTTAAATATTCGACAACTGCAGTTAACCCTGTTCCAAATGATATTCCAAGACAACCAAAAATCATTAATGAATTCATGTTGTCCCAAAAAAATAGAACTAATAAAATTTGAGAAACGCACATTACAAAATTTAAAATAAAAGGTATCATATTATAAATACATTAGTAAACAAACAAATTTAACCGGTCGAATTTTTCGACTGGTTCATTTTGTTTTTTAATGGACATCATTTTTTATTTTCCTCAATTAACTTTTTTACCAAAAACATTATATGGACCTTTACATCATTGTCTATAACGCTTTCATCGACAAGTTCCTTTAAATAGGTTTTTAGATTTTTTAAATTATCAGAATCACCAACCTTTGTGGTTTGTTTATTATCCTCCATAATTACTCTTTTAACAATACGGGTTAAATCTGATTCTTTCAGAGATTCATTATTATTACTTTCTGTAATATCTTTATAAACATCATTAATAAAATCCCAAATAGGTGAATAATATCTATCGGTAGATATTGTTTCTTCATCTTTCATTTCTGTTGGTTGGTGTCTTTCCATTGCG